TTACTCGTGAGTAAGAACTGTGCTACTCGCCTCCTCCGTGGCTAGCTGCCCGCCCCACATAAGCCATTCGCGGCTCGCTCCGGTCGCCCGATGAATCGCCTGAATCTTCTCGGTGAGCTTGTGAGGACTGCGCCCGCTTTCAATCCCTTGTAGGGCATTCTCGGTCAATCCAGTGAGCTGGGAAAACTCCCTGCGGCTCATCCTGAGCGCATTTCGCAGGACAACAACCCTGGCGGCAAGAGTGTCTGCCGGAACCCAGTTGTTCCCGTGAACCTTCTCTGCTGTCGTCATGGGTAAATGATGACATCTCTGCAATCTGCATGCAAGAAGATTGCATGCTTGAGCTGCAAGTAAACAGATCATTCCTAAGTGATGCTTGCAATCAAATTTCATGCATGTAATTATCTCGGCATGAGCGCAAAACTTCTGCTGATCGAGGCTCGGCTCGGTGGTCGAAGACTCCCCGAACTCGTCGGCGCACGCCGGGCACAGGGCAAGTCCTGGCAGGGCATCGCCAACGAAATCCACGACATGACCGGCGTTGCGGTGTCCCGAGAGTCCTTGCGTGCCTGGTGCAATCAGTCCAAGGCGGTGGCCTCGTGAGCGCGCCAGTGATCGTTTCCCCGTTCGACGCGATCCGTCACCTGACTGACGAGGGCCGCGAGTACTGGTCGGCACGTGATCTCATGCCGCTACTCGGATACGAGAAGTGGGAGCGGTTCGCCGACGCCATCAGCCGTGCCAAGCTTGCCGCCCGCAATGCTGGGTACGACGCAGCGCAAAACTTTCCCGCCTCCGGGAAAGTTTCTGGGAGCCGAGGACCGGCACAGGCTGACTACCACCTCTCCCGGTACGCCTGCTATCTCGTCGCACTCAATGGCGATCCACGCAAGCCTGAAATCGCAGCCGCGCAGACATACTTCGTCATCAAGACCCGTGAGGCCGAGACCGCCACGGCCGCGCCCGCGCTCACAGGCACCGACCTACTCGCCGCCGCCGTGCTCGAAGCTCAGCGGATGATCGAGGCGAAGGATGCTCGGATCGCTGAGCTGGAGCCCAAGGCCGACCTTGCGGACACCTACCTCACGGCACAGGGCGGGTCACGGTTGATCCGGGAAGCCGCCAAGCTGCTCGGCATGCGCGAGCGCGAGTTTCGCCAGTGGCTCTTGGATGAGCGGCTGATCTTCGCTAAACACGCTCCGTGTGGCGCGGTGCAGTACGACCACTACGCGCAGTTCGCGCACTACTTCCAAGCGCACGAGCACGTCGTCGCGCACTCATGGGGCAGCTGCGCCCACTACACCTTGCGCATTCTGCCGCGAGGGATGGAACTCATCACCGCACGCTTGGGCCGAAACCCCCAGTAATCGCAAGTCCCACAACTGAATAAGTAAAGACGCTGGCGGTCCCGTCGCCAAACAGAAACCGCCAGCGTCCCCTACCAACCAATCCTACTGAGAGGACTTGGCATGCCCCAACATATCCGCAGGCGGTCGCACGGGCGCCGCCGACCCCGGCTGAGCAGCTACGACACGATCACCGTCGTGCTGGCTGCTATCGCGGTGCTAGCCGCAATGCTGCTGGCATCACCGGACTCGCACGCCGACCCGGTGACCGATGACTTCGTGACGACGAGCGGCTGGCGCGTGTGCAACGAGCTGGACGCGCAGCCCAATTTCGACGGCATCCGGTACTCATATCGGGCACTGTCCGCGCGCGGCTACAGCCTCGATCAGTCGGCCCAGATCATCGTGGGATCGGTGAAGGTGTGGTGCAAACGCCATGCGCCACTGCTCAAGTCATACGCCGACACCTACGCTTCCGCGCCGCAACAGAGCCAGGGGCGTGCGGCATGACCATCACCTTTGACCCCAACCCCACGTTCGACGAACTCATGGCCGCGTTCGACAAGGCCGAACGGGAGTGCTCCCCCAGCGTCGTGAACATCGTCCTTGATCTCGAAATCGCTGACCTGTTCGAGAGATTGGGCAATCGCGGTATCGCCGTCCTGGTCGCCAATCAGAAGGCGTGGCGCGAGTCCGTCAAGGAGTCGGGCACAGACCCGCAATGCGCCTGGACCGCCGACGCTACCGCCGAGGTCGTGCTCGTCGAGTTTTTCACCGATCGCGACAACCGGGACAAGGCCAGCGCCGTAATTCGTGCATCGGAGGTGAGCTGGTGACGACTCACTACCTCAAGATCGAAAGTTATTGGCACGAACTGCTCTACGACGGCATCAAGACGTACGAGGTGCGCCGTGCTGATCGCGATTACCAAAAGGGCGATCGCGTTCTGTTCAAGGTGGGACCGTCCGAGGCCCTCTCGTACGCGGCGTGGACCATCACCCACGTCATGTACCAGGCCCCGTGGGTGGCCGATGGCTACGTGATTCTCTCGCTGGAGCATCCACACAAGACGCGACGCGAGAAGGAGTACGAAGCGCGCGGTCGAAGCATCGAGGAATATCGCCGCTCCAATGCCGCACTGCGCGGGGTGATTACGCGTCTGCGCAATCAGCTGAGTGATGCGAATGCCAGACGGCAGTGGACGACCGAATGAGCGAGCCCACGCGCGACCCGCGCGAAGAGAAGCTACCCCAGTGGGCGCGAAAGCTGTTGGCCGATGAGCGATACCGCGCCAGCCGTGCCGAACGCAAGCTGGCCGAGCACGTTGCGACAGTCGAGAAGTCGCGAATCTGGTACGGGGAATACGACAATCCGATCTACATCCCCGACGACAACGGCTATCAGACCGTCTACTTCTCGCCCAACGGCGGCGAGGGCACGCTCCATCAGATCGGGGTAACGATCCGCGACGGGGCTGTCGAGATTCAGGGCGGCGACACGCTGACCCTGGACCTGCAGTCGTCCAATTACTTTCGCGCTCGCCACCGGAGGAACCCATGACCGCCATGACGATCGATGTTGACGAGAGCTACGAAACGAACATGCGTGTCCTCAAGGGCATGCTGTACCGCCTCGTCGAAGCCGTCCGCGACACAGACCCCCATCAGGTGCATCGCGAGCTGGTCTCAATGTGGTTGCGCCACCCGGTCAAAGCCGCACAGCTGATGATGGCGCTTGCCATCGGATTCGACCCAGACACGGCGACAACCAAGATGCTCGACCGGCGCGCCGAGGAAATCGCGGGCATTACAACGGTCCCCCACAAAGGAATTGAGGTCCAACCATGCAGAGCATGAAGACACATCCAGAGGCCGCCTTGGGCGATTGCCCCGCACGGTTCGACAACTACGTGTGCACCCGCGACGCGGGCCACGACGGCAGTCACATGGCCAACGCGTTCGTTGAAGTGGTTGCGATCTGGGACAACGAACTAGCTTGGCGTGCAGACGATGCCCAGGGCTGTTGGGCCCAGCGCAAGGGCAGCGAGTGGGTCGAGGCTGACGCATGAGCGAATGCATCATCCAGGCCGAAATCCCCACCGCTGACGGCCTATACGCCGGTATTCCTGATGAGGTCTACCACGCCGACCGCACCAGCTTGTCGTCGTCAGGTGCTCGTGCACTGTTGGCGCCGTCCTCGCCCGAGATCTTCCACTACCAGCAACGGCAGCCGCCAGAACCCAAGCCGCAATACGACTTCGGGCACGTTGCCCACAAGTTCGTGCTGGGCGAAGGCGCCGATATCTGCGAGCTAGATCCGGCCGTTCACGGGCTGAACAAGGATGGCTCCCCCGCCAAGTCGCCCACCGCCACCGCGATGTGGCAAGCAGCAGCCGAGGAAGCGCGCAAGGCCGGTCAGATCCCGATGCACATCGCCGAGGTGGCCAAGGCCAAAGCGATGGCAGCCAGGGTGCACGAGCACCCGCTCGCCGGGCCGCTACTAGCCGACGGGACACCGGAGCTGTCCGGGTACTGGCACGACCGGGAGACGGGCGTGCGCCTGCGGTTCCGGCCCGACTGGCTGCCCAACCCCGGCCGGGGACGGCTGATCGTCGTCGACTACAAGACCAGCTCCAGCGCCTACCCGGGCCACTTCGCCAAGTCCGCAGCCGAATACGGCTACCACCAGCAGGCGCCGTGGTATCTGGACGGCCTGGCCGCGTGCGAGATCGCCGACGACGCCGCGTTCCTGTTCGTCGTGCAGTCCAAGACGGCGCCCTACCCGATCACCGTGGTCGAGCTCAAGCCCGAAGACATCGACCTCGGGCGGCGCCGCAACCGCAAGGCCATCGACCTGTACGCCCAATGCGTCGCCGATGACCACTGGCCCGGCTACGGCGACCACGTGCACTCGGTATCGCTCCCCAGTTACGCCACCTACCAGCAAGAAGGAGAACTCGATCAGTGACCGTCACCCCCTACCAGCCCATCTCACCCGCACCGCGCACGGCAGTCAGCCAGGCCACCTCAGTCGAACAGTCCCGCGCCGTCGCCGAGGTCCAATCCGCCGTCATCGTGGCCCAGCAGATCCCGCGTGACATGCAGCGGGCCGAAGCGGAGATGCGCGATACGTGCAATCGATCCGCGATGGCGAAACAGGCCTTCTATCAAGTGCCGAACCGAGGCAACGGCGCATCGGTGCACCTCATGCGCGAACTCGCGCGAGTCTGGGGCAACGTGCAGTACGGCGTCAACGAGCTGCACCGCGACGACTCGCGGGGCGAGTCGGAGGTTCAGGCGTGGGCGTGGGATGTGCAGACCAACACCCGCTCTACGCGCACCTTCATCGTCCCCCATGCCCGCATGTCAAAGGGGCGCCGCCAAGAACTCACCGACCTTGGTGACATCACGAACAACAACAACAATGCGGGCGCTCGCGCTGTCCGTGAGTGCATCAACGCCATCTTGCCCAAGTGGTTTACCGAAGCGGCACAGGACATCTGCAAGGCCACGCTGGAGAACGGGGAGGGCGTGCCCTTGCCCAAGCGCATCGAGGACATGATCGCCGGATTCCGTGCCATCGGCGTCTCACAGGCGCAATTGGAGACCAAGATCGGCAAGAAGCGCGGCGCCTGGGATGCGGGCGATGTCGCGCAGATGGGCATCACCTACACCTCGATCACCCGCGACGGCTACGACAAAGCCGAGATGTTCCCGCCGGTCGCGGGAGTGACAACCGACGAGATCAAGGCCAAGGCCCCGGACAAACCGAAGACCGAAGCGGCACCAGCTCCCGAGCAGGCACCAAGCCCGGAGAAGGTCGAGGAAGCGCCCGAGGCCAACCCCGCTGAATACAACTCGCGCGGCGAGTTTCTGGCCACCAAAAAGACCATCGGCACCATCCGCGGGCTGCTCGGCAACGCGGGCTATTCCCTGCGCGGCGATGCGGCCACCGTCAAGACGCTTACCTATCTGGCCACTGTCGTCGGCCGCGAAATCGCCGACATCAACGACCTATCCGAAGCCGAGGCCGAGGTAGTGACTGACGTTCTGAACCAACCCACCACAACAGAAGGGAATGAATAACCATGTCCGACAACGACACCGAGAAGAAAGAGGAAGGCACCGAACTCGCGCCCGGCGACATCACCGAGTTCATCGTCGTCTTCACCCAACTCAACAAGGGCCGCACGCAGGTCGAAGCAACCAAGGCACTGCATGAATGCGTCGAGGCCGCGATGGCCACCGGCAAGAAGACCGGCACCGTCACGATCAAGATCAAGGTCGAGCCACTGGAGTCCGGCGCAGTCAGCCTCGTGCCCGATGTCACCAGCAACCCCGCCAAGGACCCGGCCGGAACGATTTTCTTCGCCGACGGCGAGGGCGGCCTATCCCGCGACAACGCCAGCATGCACTACGGCCTCAGGTAACCCAACCCACCCGAAGGAGTAACACCCATGTCCGACAACACCATTGCGCTACCAAAGCACGACGCCGATCTGATCGACGAGCCGGACGCCGACGCCCCGCTGTACCTCGTCACCGCCAACGGCGAGAACGGCCTCCATATCGAGGTGGTCGACGTACGGGGCAAGGTACCCGCCGCATTCCCGCCGCGCGCACCTGAGCGCCGAACCGTCACCGACACAGCCTCATTCCTTGCCGAGGTCACGCGCCGGCCACTACTCCAAGGCCTCTCGACCGTCTGGGGGAACCGGGACAAGGGCCAGGTCAGCGTGATCTACAACGAACTCGGGACGGACGCGACGGCGGACTACACCCGTCGAAATGACGTGCTCGCCTTGCAATTCGTCGCCGACCCCGATTGGGCCACCCTGTTCAATGCCGCTGACGGCAAGTTCCACTCTCAGCTGGATTTCGGCGACCTGATCGAGCAGGCCGGGCACCTGATCACCTCGCACCAGGCCGCCGATGTCATGGAGATCATCGACAGCATCCGAGCATCGAGCAAGGGATCATTCGAGTCAGGAATCAAGCGCGCCACCAGCAGCGTGAACCTGACCTACAGCGAGGAAGTATCGGCCAAGGCGGGCACCGCAACTCGGCAACTTGAGATACCGCGCGAAATCACCTTGTCGGCCCGACCATTCGAGGACTACCCGGTCATCGAGGTTCGGTGCTGGTTGCGCCTGAACATCTCGCAGGGGCAACTGGGGCTCGGCCTGTTCCCACAGCCCTATCAGCACCTCGTGCGCGATGCATGGACGCACGTAACCGGCGAGTTGTCCGAAGCACTCGGGGTGCCCGTCTACGCCGCCAACCTCGGCAAGTAAGGGGACCAACGATGCCAGTATCCATGTGGTTCTTCCTGATCTTGGTCGTCATCGCCGTGATCGCGGTGATTGTCGGGCTGTTCATGCAGCGCGGCGCCGACAAACGAATCTGTTTCGGCGGCGCGGGTGTGGTGTTCCTGTTCGCGCTGGTTTTCCTGGTGTTCGCCTCGACCACTGTGGTCGGCACTCGCCAGATCGGTATCGAGACGACGTTCAGCCGTCCGACCGGCACCACGCTGACCAACGGTCTGCACCTCAAGGCGCCATGGACGGAGGTCACCGAGATGGATGGCGCCGTGCAGATCGACCAGCACACAGGCGATCACCGAATCAAGGTACGACTGGGCAACAGCTCCACCGCGGACGCCGATGTCTCGGTGCGCTGGCAGATCAAGCCGGACGCCACGCCCGATCTGTTCGTGCAGTACAAGACGTTCGACAACGTGCGGTCCAACCTGGTCACCCGGAATCTGCAAGTCGCACTCAATGAGGTGTTCGCCTCATTCGATCCGTTGGCGCCGCAGAACCTCGACCGCTCGCCGCTGCCCGAACTCTCGGAGAAGGCGAAGGTGATCCTGGCCGCCAAGGTCGGCGATCAAGTCGAAATCTTGGACGTGGCAGTGCCGACCATCGACTACGACGACGGCACCGAGCAGAAGATCAACCAGCTCAACCAGGAACGCGCCGCGACGGCTGTGGCCGAGCAGGCCAAGAAAACGGCCGTGGAGCAGGCCAAGGCCAACGGCGAGCTGGCGGGCTCGGTCTCACATGACCCCAACGTCCTGGTCTCCAAGTGCCTGGACATCGCCCGTGAGAAGGGCCTGGCGCTGCTGTGCTGGCCCACCCCCGTCATGCCCACCATCCCCACCAAGTAGAGGAGACCTGATGTCCCGCAACCTCATCGTCGTAGACCTGGAAACAACCGGCCTCGGCCCGCAGTGCGCGCCGATCGAGGTTGCGGCCATCAACGTCGACACCGGAGAAACACTCGAATTCGTGCCGTACGTCGACCTGTCCAGGGTCTCGATCGAGCCCCAGGCCTTCGCCATCAACCGCTATTTCGAACGCGGTGTGTATGACGCAATGCTCAATCCCGACGACACCATCACAGCGTGGAGCGACCTCGCCGACATCCTGAGCGGCAACACCTTTGCCGGATCGAACCCGACATTCGACGCAGCCATGGTCGCACGCAAGGTTGGCACGCACTGGCACTACCGCCTGGCCGACCTCGCCGCCTATGCTGCCCCGGCTCTCGGGCGCGACCCGTCCGAGCTGCCGGGACTGGCCGACGTGCTCGCCGCCCTCAAGATCGAGAACCGTTGCCCACATTCGGCACTCGGCGATGCCGAGGCCACCGCCAAAGCATTCGTGAAGCTGCGCGACATCTACGCAGAACAGCGGGAGTCCGCGCGATGACCGCCCCGTCCATCTCCCGTCGCTACATCGACGCCACCCCCGTGCGCGAGCACCTGCAGAAGCTACAGGCGATCGGCTGGACCATCAACGCCATCGCGGCCGCCAACGGTCACCCGGGAAAGCTCGTCACTACTCTGCGCCAGATCCTTCGCGGCCAACAAACCTGCGCCCCATCCACCCGCGACTACGTGATGTGGATGGACCCCGAACTGCCTCCCGAGACCGGAAAACCGTTCGTACTCAAATGGTCCGAATACGTGTACATCGGCGTACCCGACCATGCGGCTGCGCGGGAAATGGGCATCACCTACAACTCCATGTCGGAGCAGCTACGGCGTAACGGTTTTCAGCCATCAGCGCTGCTGTATGAGCTGGCCCGCGAGGAACGCGAGAAAGCCAAGGCCACCGCATGACACCACGAATCGGATCACTCTTCTCCGGCGCCGGCGGCCTGGACCTGGCCGTTGAGCATGTCACTGGTGGCCGCACGGTGTGGCATTGCGAGGCCGACCCGGACGCGGCGAAAGTGCTTGCTGCCCATTGGCCGGGCGTGCCGAACCTGGGCGACATCACCGCCGTTGATTGGTCGGCAGTCGAGCCTGTCGACGTGCTGTGCGGTGGGTTTCCTTGCCAGGACGTGTCAGCGGCGGGCCGTCGCGCTGGACTCGCAACGGGCACAAGATCGGGACTCTGGCTGGAGTACGCCGAGGCAATCAATCAACTACGACCGCAACTCGTGGTCATCGAGAACGTCAGGGGGCTACTCAGTGGCTACGCCCATCGCGCAATGGAACCCGGCCCGGATGATCTGGGAGACCGATCAAGCCGACCTCTTCTGCGAGCAGCGGGAGCCGTACTCGGAGACCTGGCCGACCTCGGGTACGACGCGCAATGGACAACTGTTGCCGCTTCCGAAGTCGGCGCCCCACACCGCCGCCAACGGGTCTTCATTGTTGCCTACCCCGCGGGCAAGCCGTGGAGCCTCGACCAGCGAGACCTGCGCCGCGCTGCTGCCAACTCCGAGGGCGACCGACGGGACGAAGGGCGGCCCGAATCAACGGGGCTCCTCGGGCGATCTGATGCTGCCCTCGGCGGTATGCCAACTGCTGCCGACGCCGAGAGCGGCAGCCGACCGCACGAGCAGAAGCGCGGCGATGCGCAGGGATTCGATGTCGTCGCCGAGTCTGGCCCAAGCAATCGAGATAGCGCGCGGGGAACTGCCACGGGAATTCACCAGCTGGGACGAGGTGCCTGCGAGCTGGCGGCCGTAAACCTTCTCCCGACGCCGATGGCCAACCGGTCTGGGAGCAACCAGTCACCGAGCCCTGGCGCCGCGGTACGTCCGAGCCTGGACTCGATCACCGAGCTGCTACCGACGCCGACATGCCGGGATCACAAGGGAGCGGCGAACCCGCCGGGACGGCTGCGCGATGGCCGCGTCCGGACCGCGGGCGACGACATGCTGCCCGACGCTGTCGCTGCGCTCCTGCCCACGCCCGCAGCCTGCGACGGTGCGCGCGGACCCGACTACGCACGCGTAGGCCGTGACGGTTCAGGCGGCGATGACCTGATCACGGCCGTGTTTCGCACGCTTGCCCTGCTACCCACGCCGTCGGCGTGCGACTCCTCGGGAGGTGGCCAGTCGTTGGACAAACGTCAGGGGCACACTCGCCAACTGGTCGACTACGCGCTTCTCGATGGCACGCCGCAATGGGGCAAGTACGAGCCCGCGATCAGGCGTTGGGAAGCCATCACCCGCGAAGCACCCTCGCCGACGGAGCCGGGCGCGCGAGGGAATCCGCGCCTGGCAGCCCAGTTCTCTGAGTGGATGCAGGGCTGGCCGCTCGGATGGGTTACACGAGTAGGCATCTCACACCCTGAGCGTCCCGGGATGCTCAAGAACGGCGTGCCACGTGACCACGCTACTGCTGCGCTGAGTCGATCAGCAATGCTGCGCATCATCGGCAACGGCGTCGTGCCCCAGCAGGCGATTGCGGCGCTGTACTGGCTGCTCAGCGTTTGCGAGGTGGCCGCGTGACCCACTTGGACAGCAGTTCACGGAGCACAGCTGACACATCGCGCCCCTCAGCCTTGGCCTTTTTCTGTGCTGCAGACCATAGTTCGTCGTCGCAACGCCAGCTGCGTAGCGGGCTAGGCATTGGTTTCGAACGATTCGCCAGCGTAGATCGCAGCCCACTTACCGTCGGGTTGCGTAACAGCGAGCATGAGCCCGCCCCCCGAGGTGGGGTGCTCGGTGATGTTGCCGATAACGGTTGTGCCCGAACCGGTCACGTACGTGGCGGGTGTGCCGATGAGATCAGTGCGGTAGGCATTGTCGGTCGCCAGCTTGTACTCGTCAATCGTGATCTCCACGGGCCAAGTGTATATACAGCTGTATATACACGTCAAGGGGTGAGCGCATGACCACCTCCCGGACATGGTTCCGATTCCACTGCATGCGATGCGCACGCGAATTCCAGACCGACCGCATCGCCCGCGAGTGCTTCAAATGCCGGACGGCCCAGCGAGACGCGTTCCCCCACGCACCAATCGAAGTAGTCGAGATGAGCGGATGCTAGGCGGCCCGACAGCAGTCTCCGGGGGCGCCTCGTCAGCGGCTTTCGCCGACCCGACGGAAGGGGTTTCCGTCCCATTGTTCAGGCGTGCCTGGAGGTTTCAGAACCTCCAGCTCGACCGATCCCAGATACAGCTTGACATAGTAATTTCCGGCGTACATCACATAAGTCATTTGAGCGTGTACCCATCGGCAGTCATGAATAGCTGCCAAAATCTGTCCTCGCTCAACTTCCGTTGGGTCAGGTGTCGGTTCCTGGAGCGAACTCACAAGCGTCTTGCTGATCATCAGTCGGCCTTCTCCATTTGCCGAAATGCTCGCAGAGTGAGCGACGTTGTCCCTCAGGCGTTTCGCTCGCATGAAGACGGCCTTGATGGAATCCAGTTCGGCATCGGTGTCAAGTTCTTCAGCTATTGCCAGGAACAGATTGATTCGTTCTTCGTCTTTGATTCTCGAGACCGCGCGTTTCCAAACGAAGTCGGCCACCTTGGGAATCTGCTTGTCGAAGAACCTTCTGGCGACCATGGTGTCTGCATAGTCCTGCAGATTCGAGAAGGCGCCCAAAAGGTTGAGGACGAGGGCATGGATGTCGTTGTCGCCGGACGGGGTTGTCATGAAGGCGAGGCTATTGAACTGAGGCGTGACATACGTCGCTTATTGGGGATTCGCCCGTGACCCGCACACCCGAGAGCACGGCCGCCTACAGGGCCGGTCTGTGCGTCGACTGCCTGACCGAGCCGCACAGTCCCGGTCGCCCGCGGTGCGACAACTGCCATACGAAATTCAGAAGGGGTGAGTGATGCCCATCCGCCCCGAGAACCGCAACCGCTACCCCAAGGACTGGCCCGAGATCTCGCGGCGCATCCGGTTCGAGCGCGCCCAGGGCCGCTGCGAGTGCGAGGGTGAGTGCCTACGGGGCACACACCTCGACCGCTGCACGAACGTCAACGGACAGCCCGCCTACGGCACCGGCAGCCGCGTGGTGCTCACCGTCGCGCACCTGAACCACGCACCCGAGGACTGCCGGGATGAGAACCTGCGCGCCATGTGCCAGGGCTGCCACCTGCACTACGACCTGGAGCACCACGCGCAGACGCGCCAGCGGGCACGCACGGCGGCTCTTGAGGCACAGATGGACCCGATGTTCGGCCCCGAGATTTTGGGGTGTGAGGGGGGTGCAGAACGTGCCGCAGTCTGAATACATGCACGCGAATCAGAGAAAGGAACGCCGTGGCTAACTCGGCCGGAATGCTCAAGGAATCAATCTGGCGCGACGGCCATTTCCGAGCGCTCACGCGCACCGCGCAATGCACCTATGCGCAGCTGCTCAGTCAGAAGGATCTGGACCGCGCCGGGATGCAACCACTTCAAATCACCAAGTGGGCCAAGGGGTGCAACGAGATGTCCGTCGAAGACCTACAGGCCGACCTCGACGAGCTGGAGCGTGAACGGTTCGTGTTCTACGACGAGGACACTGACGAACTGTTCGTGCGCGCCTACATGCGCACCACCGAGGTCACCCGGTATCCGCAGTACCTCAAGAGCGCCTTGAAATGCGCCGTCATGGTGGCCTCGCCCAAGCTGCGCCATGAGCTGGCGGTCGAGCTACGTCGCCTGCGCAAGCCCGAGGCGACCAAGGTCGCCGATGAGATTGACCCGTCTGACCCTGACCCCGATGACACCGTGACGGAACCGTGCGAGAACCCTGACGGCACCGTGCCCGAAGGGTGCGAGAACCCTGCCGGAACCGTGAACCCTGACGGCACCCTGCCTGAACCCTCTAGAGAAAGGGTAAGGGTAGGGGTAAGGGAACTTACGTTGGTAAGTACTCAAGTTGGGGAGCGCTGCGCGCCGCCCCCCGAGTTCTGCCCCAAGCATCCTGGCGGCACCGAGGACCCGTGCCGCGCCTGCCAGCGCTACCGGGTGCAGTACTCCCAGTGGGCCGCAGACGACGCGGCTCTCGCCGCCGCCGAGCAGCGCGCACAACACCGGGGCGAGCGAGATGCCAAGCGCCAGGCCATCGCCGCGTGCCGCCTGTGCGACCAGGACGGCTACAACGGCCTCTCCGTCTGCGATCACGTCGACCGCTCGGCCACCGCCAGAGCCGGACTCGCCAGAGCCCGCGCAGCGCTCGAAAATCCCCCCGCCGCGACCGGATAGTCCCGAACGGCCCGAAAACCCGCCAGCGACGACCACAGCCCCAGGAATCGATATGCGAACGGAGACACGATGACCCAGAAAACAGACCCCGAGTGGTTTACCTGCCCCGGGCTGGAAGAGGGCGGGCGCGTGGCCATCCAGCTCACCGACGGCACGCTGATCGAGGGATACCTCTACGACAGCCAGCTGCACGACGAACCGCGCAAGCCGTCGCCGTCGGCCTACACCCTCGATTCGGTGTTCGCCTTTCACAATCCTCTCGACCTGAAACTCGGTACCCCGCTCAAGCCGAACCGTCCACCCGCGCCCTGGCGGATCTGCAAGCGCGACGGCGAATGGCGCATCGAGAAGCGGCTCACCGATGGCTACGAGACCTGGTGCCGATTCGACTCCAGCACCGAAGCATTCGCCGCGTTCGCTGCCGGGGGTGCGAGATGAACGAGCGCACAATCAACCGTTGCGCGGATTCCGCGGACGGTCACATCTGCCACCACTGCGGCGATGGGGCGATACTGCCCCCAATCTGCTGGCACTGCGGCAAACCGTTCAAGTGCTCGGAGTGCGGAGATGCTCAATGAACGTCCGAGCACTGATCACGATCGACGCCGAAATCGAAAGACCCGCAATCGAATCAGTAAGGGGATTCAACCGTTGACTAAGTGCAAGCGGTGCGAACGCGCAACCGATCTGTTCGTGTGCAAGGCCTGCATCGCGGAGCTGCGCAAGCGCCTGGCCGACCTGCCGTGGTGGATCGATCGACTCACCGAGACCGCTGTCGGGCAGGCGAACCTGGGCGACGGAGCACGCAAGGGCGAGCGCCGCGACGTACTGCACGGCGACGACACGCTCGTGAGCCACGTCGAGCCGTTCCCGCGCGACAAGGACACCACCCCGACCGCGAGGGACCACCGGGACAGGCACCAGGCGGCACTGTGGCATGCCCTGGCACTCGGCCGGGTCAACGGACGCGCCAGCGACGAGCTCGACCGAATCCGCAACGCGCTGTCGACGACCATCCGCGACATGTGCGAGACGCGCGGGCTGGAGGTGCCCGAGTTCCGCACCCGGCCAAGGCCTCTGCCGGTGGTCGTCGAATCGGGTGCACGGCGGCCGGCAGATCGGTTCAGCCTCGATTCGGCGCCGCCGGCCCGGGCGGGCTCGTGTCGACGGTGCTTCGTCACGTTGCCCACCTCGGCGGCCGGACCGCTGTGCGACGACTGCGACGGCGCCCCGGAGACGCGCGCACTCGCCCAGTTTTCCGCGGAAAACTGGCGCGTCATCTACGCCGGAAGGCGCGGCGACGAGACACACTCAGTCGCCATGACAGCGCGCATGGCCAGGTGGCTGCACCGGCACGCGTCCAATATCGCGTTGCAGGAGAACGGCGCCGAGATCTGCGACGAGATCGAGCAGGTGTACCGGTCGATCACCCGGGTTGTGAACCGCCCGCCCGAGCCCATGATCATCGGGCCGTGCATCACCGACCCGGCACCCGACGAGGTGCTTGCCGAGCGGGGCCGCAAGGGCGACAACTCAACCCGGTGCGGGTACGCACTCATGGCGCCGAGCCACAGCGGCTCAATCGTGTGCCCGCAGTGTGACACCGCGCATTCGGTGGCCGACGTGCTGGCACGCAACCTCGGCGAGCTCGACGACCGCAATGCGACCGTGCGCGAGCTGGTCGACGTGGTACTCCCCCGCCTCGACGAGCACGTACCGCAGTCGACCATCGAGCGGTGGATTAGACGCGGGTGGGTGCCGGTGCGAGGCCGGGACGCTCAAGGGCACCAGATGGTTCGCATCGGAGATGTACGCGCGGTGCGAGCGGACAGGCCCCGCAACGCCAGGGGCCACAGGTAGGGGTCGGGACGCCTGTCCCGCGTATCTCCGCTGTTAAACCCGGGGGAAGAGGGCAAGCAATGCTTCAATATCGACCGATCCGCAGGTCTGCTATCTAAGTAGCCCCGCGGCGGTCGCCGCTGTGTAGTGATGGATACATGTGCGGATTAGTACGCGGTCGTATGTAAAGTGCACGGACTGTTGCGTACACGGCATGTATTAACGTGTACACGGCATGTATTAATACGAACATTGGTACATGTACCGCGCTACAGTGGGTCCGGTTGATGAGTACTCGTCAATTTGTGGGTATCCAGTCAGTGTGAATATCCACAAGGACCGGTACCGGAGTCCATCTGCCAATGGAAACCGGCCCGGCCCTTGGGCTGGCGCACTAGCGCCAGAGGTGGAATGCAATCTCGGCGACGATACGCGCGGCGAGCTGGACAACGAACGAAGCCACGTACTCCGTCCAGCCGTCGCGTTTTCTATTCGGCGTCGTCATGCATCACCCCCCTTCTCAACCAGGAATTTCGCGGCATTGCCGCCCCTGGAAGCTCAAGCGAGGGCCCCTAAAAGTCTCTACGGCCGAGATTCAAACTTGTAGGGGTGGGACGTTTCCGCTGGTCGTCGGCGTGTCGCCTTGCCGTCCGGGTTGAACAGACCCCGAGCCGCACGGCCGTAAACCAACTGGAAAAATCGGTCCTACCTAGCCTTTCGCGCACTAAGCGCGCCATTTCAGATCCCCGAAGTACAACCAGCACATGGCACGCCCACCACGCGACAAAGTTCCCCAACGCGCACGTCGGCGATCTCGTGCCCAACGGCAATCAGGCGTCGCGGTACTTGTATCGCAGCGCGCGCACTGAGCTATGAGTTCGCCCCAAGCGCTGGGCGGCCTCAATCACGGTCAGCCTGCGATCCAGCGCGATCTCGATATCGCTGTCGGTCCAGGGCGCCTTGTAGTTGACCGCCGTGTGCCGGGTGGCCTCTTGTCGTCGCTCCCGCTCTGCCTCGGCCGCATCCCGGCACCGCGGACATATGCACCCGTATCGGCTCGCGCCCGTGTAGGTGCCGTGCAGATGATCGGGAACCTTGCCCTGCAGGCGCCCCCGCCACCGCGCACGAGCCACGGTCACCGAATTGATCGAACGCCCCAACTCGGCGGCAATCTCCGTGGGTGTGCGGGACTCATCGGTCAGAACGGCGATCTCATCCTCGGTCCAGAGGCGCTGCCGTATCGGCTCCGCGCGCGAATCTCGCGCCGGAATCAGGCCAATGGCCTTTTGCCGCTGCAGATCCCGCATTCGCTTAATCGCCCTGAAGGAACGCCCCAACCGGCGAGCAGCTTCGGCGCGAGAAATCGACCGATCCAACGCGATCGCGATCTCCTGAGGTGTCCATGAGCCGTAGCAGGCGATGTCGGTCTCGGCCACCCGCTCTAGCTCGGCTAGGCGACCACGTTTCTGGGCGAGCAGCTGCTCAATATCGCGGCCCCGGTACCGCTTTCGGGCCTTCTCCACCTGTAGCCGGGTGCGGCCCAACCTCGCTCCGGCCTCGGCGCACGATATTGACCGATCCAGCGCCACAGCCAGCTCGTCAGCGGTCCACCGACGTGGAGCTACACCATCAGCCACACATGACAGGCTACTTCTGCGTCTCCGTGCACACCGTGAAGCGCCGGATTGGATGGGTGTAGCCGCCGCCTGGACACCCTTGAAGGGTCGAGGTATTCAAGATCACCTTGATGGGCCTCTCTCGTGATCGAGAGTTCTTGTCGCCACAACTCACCGAAACGGCGTGCCATTCGGCCATATCCAGACAGCGGCCGGCGGACCACGCAAAATCCAAGCACGCCGTTAACTCACCAAGGCTATCGCTTCGATAATATTTCTGATCCGCGTCTGCCGTGCATCCTTTTGGCCTGGTGGTCAGCTGAATTACCCTGTATGCGGCCTTTTCGCATGGAACCGCCTCCGCAATACTCTTCGCTTCCGTCCCGGAAAGATTGAGACAATCACCAACTTTCAGCGGCGGGTCACCTTTTTGACCGTTGAATACCGGTGCCGGATATTGGCCTGGGATGTTAAGGAAGTCCTCGCTGCTGCTTGAGCTCGCCGGGGCTTCCTTGGACAGGCCGGGAACATCGGAAGCTGACGGTTTGAACACCAGAGCCAGTATCGCGAACACAACAACGCCAATCCCGACCGAGACGTACAGTGCCGTTCGGGTCAGTTTCACGGCCTGCCATCTCCCGGGAAGCAGCACTGCGGTCAGTAGCGCTAACCCCAATAGCGCCAGGACCAGCCAGGCGATGAAGGACGAACCTCCACGCCCTTTCGAGGCGAGATAAATAGACACCACAGAAACAGTGACAGTGACGCCCGCTAGCAGGGCAATTCGTAGATTTTGTTTCATGTCACTCATGCGGGGCAAGTGAAGACGTCGGTGGTGTAAAAGAGGATTCGATTATCGAAGCGCAGACACTTCCCCTGGCTGATCGTATCCGCAATCTTATTGACAAGCGGGCCATCGTAGGCGGCCGACGAAATGCCGCACAGTCCGCCGACAACGCCCAACACTATGCCGACAGGCACGGCCACCGCCGCGCCGGGACCGGTTGTCAACGCGACGCCTCCAGCGGCGGCCGCGCCGGTGCCACCGATAGCGGCGCAGGTGTTATCGAACGTCTGTGCGTCCTGCATCGCGCTCAGAAATTCCTTGAGGTCCGCCTGGTTGTTGAAATACGTCCGTTCTCCCCACCAATGCCATTCGTGAGTCGAAGGCTGGCCCTTACCCGCCTTGGGAGTTGCGCAACTGCAATCGCCTCCACTTGGCGTTGGGGGTTGCGGGTCCCGGCCAGGCTCAATGAACCAGATAGGGCTTCGTCCAGCACCTCCCATCATGGCGGGAACCTCCTCGACAACGCTCTCGGCCATCGCCTGTTGGCACTGCTGCTGCCGTTGCTGATCGTTGAGCTGCTGCGTGTCCTGGTCCTGCTTATTCTGCGGCTGCTCGGGCTGCTGAGTCTGCGTCGGCGCCTGGCTCGGCTGCTGCTGTTGCGGCTGCTGCTGTTGCGGCTGCTGCTGTTGCGGCTGCTGCTGTTGCGGCTGCTGCTGTTGGGGCTGCTGGCCCTGCTGCGGCGCATTCTGTTGCGGTGCCTGGTAATCCGGGTTCGCCTTACCGGGACCCTGCGTGTACGGGGTCGCAGTCTGATAGTCCGGGATCTGCGTGCCATGGGCGGGCTGCTGCGCCTGCTGGGGCTGCTGCCCGGCCTGCTGCCCCGGAACCTGTTGCGGCGCTTGAGGATTACCGCTGTTGTAGATGCTGATTCCCGAGTTCTGATCCATCGGCGGCTGATTGTTCCCACCCTGATAATCAGGCATTGAGCTGGGCATTTGCGGTGGCTGGAACTGAGAGCCGTTCATCCCACCGTCCACGCCGCCAGTCGGTCCTGGAGGTCCAGAGGGATCGGCGGCCACCGTCGCGACGGCCGAGAAGCCGCTACCAGCGACAGTGCGGTCGTCGACAACCTTCGCTCCACCGACAGCCAAAGCGATAATCGCCACCAGCGCCGACACCCGTCGCAAACCCGCAGGCATCGTCCAACGATCCTTCATGACCATGAATGCAACCGCCCCTTTCGGTCGACGCAGAACGCGCCCATGGCCAGATCATTGCACACATATGGTTGCCATGTCGATAAAACCCCAGCTATTGAGTTAGCCGGGCCAGCGCGGGCTTTGCATCTCCGCTGGTAGACACAGCATGAAGACCCTCGTGCGGTACCGCGATCTTGGAGCAACATCGATCAAGGGGACACCACGTCTCGGTCGGCATGCCGGAATGTATTCGCCAGAACCCTATCTTCTGACCGCGATCTAGCCGTCATGTCGGACTCTCGGCGTAGAACTGGCGAATGGACGCACGTAAGGCCATTTGTGAGGTCATCGAGAGCATCCCAAACCTCTTCGGGATAACCCGAGGTGTGACCATCGGTGCCGAAGGTCAGACCGAGACCATCGTGTACACGCAGGCGCAGGTCGCCGACATCATCGCCTCGATACTGCCCGATGCCCTCAAGTCCAGGGGCCACGTGGTCATCGCACTACCCGAGGTCGAGACCTACGAGTCCGGCCGGCAATACGTGCGAGTACCCATCACCGCACAACCATGGTCTGACGGCGCCGTTCGCATCAGCCCGCACAGCGACCAGGTGGCCATCCGCAACGTGCCCGACAAGCTGCCCATGCAGGACGCGCCAGCGCTGGCCTCAGCACTCATGGCCGCGCACACCCTGTGGCGTCGCGACACGCGAAAGCCGATATCGCAGGCCTGACCTGCACGTATGGCAAAATGAGTCCGAACATGTCGGTGGGACAACTATGCCCACTGCGCAAAACCCCAGCTTAGCTGGGCTTTCTCACGGGGGAATCGAGTTGTTTCGCGGGGTGGCCGCCTGGTGTGCGGCGGTTATGTTGTCAGCAACGGTTGTGTTCGCGCCCGGTGCGCCCATGGCGCGCGCCGACGGTCTTCTTGCCGTTGGTATGGAGATCTCGCTCGGCGACGGCAGATGCTCGTTGGGATTTTTCGCTTACGACAGCCGCAAGGATCGCCTCGCGGTGACCTCGGGGCATTGTGCTGATGGATACGGTGCCGTCGTCTACAACAAGTGGGGCAACCGGATCGGCGAAGTTGTGGCCCACATGGCGGAAAACGGTTCGCTGAGGGCCATCCGGGGCCGCGGCTACACCATCATCGCGATTGATGACTCGTGGAACATTCAGCCGTTCTTTCGCTCCACCGGTTCTGCAGAGATCGGCGACTCGGTGACCAAGTCGGGCCTACACGGCGACACCTACGGCAACATTACTGACACCCACTACGACAACGACAGTCCGTGGATGTCCACAATCATCGGCGACGTCGTGGTGCTCCCCGGCGATTCCGGCGGCCCCTGGTACACCTCGGGGCCCAAACTGTTAGGCATCAGCGCCAGCGGGCACTACGAACGCGGCGGCGGCGACAGCAAAGGCAGCCAAGCGCAACCAATCTGGTCGCTTCGGACTCTCATCCGTGAAAACGCTGGAGTCTGGGGCAAAGGCTTCGAAGTCTGGCTTGAAGACTGAGGTCAGCCGCCGCCGTCGCAGCCACCACCGCCATCACTGAATCCGCCGCTGTCGCAATACCCGCCGCCGCTACCGCTGTCTCCGCCGCCGAATCCGCCGAAGAAGCCAAAGGTTCCGGTGTCGCCCCCGGCTCCCGGGCTGTATCCAGGCGCACCGTCCGAAACGCGACGACCACCAAGATCTGGCCTCCGAGGGCTCGCTTTGCGGATCAACTGCCAACACAGGTAGCCGAGTAACACCGCAAACGGCGTCAGCGCGATCAGCCCAATGCTCACTGCAACCCCTCCTTGCATCTGACAGCCACTTTGCTGGCGTTCTTCTCATTATGGACTGGCCAGCCCCTTTCCGCCAGGTTGCAAGTCACTAGAGCGTGCCGCCGTCACTCCCGGCAACAGCCTAAGGAGGGCCCGAATCGCCATGAACCAATCCCTGGTCGATCTGCTCACTCGCACGTTTGCTTCCGGCGCACTGCTACATCCCGGCGATGAGAACTCCGAACCGCGGGCAATCCCGATTCCCGGCTTCCGCACCACTGGCATGCCTGAAGACCAAGCGCAGGAAATGATCGGCCAGGCCGCGAAACTGTGGGCCGAGGCTCTTGGGTCGGTCATCGATGGCGAATTCGACGTACTCACGAAAGCCGATGCGGCACAGCTGCGCCAGGATGCCGCAGAAGCGCCGGACGGCACCAGAATCGTCACGCTGTACGACCGCACCGACCACCAGCGCGCCACGCCCTTGTTGGTGCTGACGGTCGGCAAGACCGACGACGTGACGATCGATGCCCGCCAACTACGAAAGTTCCTAGCCCAATGAGCAATATCAAGATCACCGTCGACGGCAAGGTCCTCATGGACACCGACCCGGGTAAGTGGCGTTCCACGCCGCCGGATATCCCCGACCTTAAGCGCCAATCCGGCGGGCAGGGTTGGGGTCTGGCCGCGATGGTCACTCTCGCGCACGCGGGCACGCTGGCCGAGCTGGGCCAGCCCATTGGGGATACCACGATGACCATCACTACCCGCGCCAACGGCTGGACGCTGGATGTGGAGCAGGACGGCAGCGAGCCATCCGTCGCACCCGTCAAGGTCGCACCCGCACCTAAGGCACCGCCAGCGCGCGCCGAGGCCGAGCCGGACACCGCACATGCCGAGGCCCGGCCGTAAGGCCAGCACCACCGATCGCGGTCTGGGCTGGAAACACCAACAGCAAGCCGAGAGCCTGTTGCGCCGTCACGTAGACGGCACACTGTGCTGGTGGTGTGGCCTACCGATGTTCAAAGCGCCCTTGCTGGAGCGCAACTGGGACCGCAAGCAGCTGGCCGCAGACCATAGTCAGGCTCGCGCATTCGGCGGACAACGCGCCGATCGCCTACTGCACGGCATCTGCAACAGCCAGCGCCAGGACGGCAGACATGACGCCCACCGGCCCGTGGTGCTCGGCGTTCAGCCATCCGAGTGGTCCGTAGCCCTTGCCGGATTGGGAATCACCGCCGCGCCCGTCATCACCGCCGATAACCTGGCGATGGACTGGTGACGCTCTACCTCGTGACCGGCCCGCCTGCGGCCGGCAAGTCCACATGGGTGAGACAGCACGCCAAGCATGGCGACATCATGATCGACTACGACGCCATCGCTTCGGTGCTCACGCCCGCGGGTGGAGACCCGCACGACCCGCCGCAGCACATCCGGTCGGTCACCAAGGCTGCACGGCTGGCCGCGATCGATACGGCGCTGACGTTCGCGGGCCAGTGCGATGTGTACCTGATCCACTCCATGCCCGGCGAGGGCCTGCTCGCGCATTACCGATCCGCTGGCGCGCAGGTCATCACCATCGATCCTGGTCAGAGCGTGGTCATGGCTCGATGCAAAGCCGAGCGACCGTGGCGCATGGCGCAAGCAGCAAAGCGGTGGTACGCCGACCAGTCACACAGCAAACATCCCGACCCTGCCAGCAAACACGACGGAGGTGTGATGTCGTGGTGATCGCCAGCCGATGGGCCGAAAAGCCCCTGACCAGCACCGATGTACGCACCCGAAAGTGTCATAACCGCAGGTCAAAGCCCCTCCCCCTGAAATTATCCAGGTGGGTGGCCTTCCTGACCCCCGGAGGCTCCCGTCAGGATTTTTTTTCGGATCACGGATAGCAATGTCCACCCGCAAACCGGCAAACCAGGCAGCAAAGCCAGCTAACACCCCAGTTAAGCGTGCCGCCCGGAAGCAAACAGCCAGCAAGACTCCCGGTCAGAAGCTCATCGACGATCTGTCCGAACCGGGCGACCCCTTCTCGCTGCGCATTCTCATTGAGCAGGCCGGGCACGCCGCCGACTACCTCGCCCGCATGAACGCACTACTCAATGGCGACCGGGAGGCCTGGCTACAGGTCAAGATCGGCACCGAGACGGCGGAGGTCGTCGTGAACAACGTGCTGATACAGCAGCGCGCTCAGTCTGAGCAGCTGCGCAAGCTCATCGCGGCGGTTCACGCCCGGCGCGGCAAGGCACCGAGCAAGCCCAATGGCGCAAGCCCGCTCGAAAAGTACTAAGGCGGGTCTTCCGGCCTGGGTCGGGTCCTGGCCACGCCTCAAGGGCCGCCAGACACCGGAATTCGAGTCGCGGCACCCCGGCGACGAGTCGGCGCAGGCCGACCGGTGTGGCCGGTTCGGGTTCGACATCGGGCTGCGCACCATGCCGTGGCAATGGCGCTCGCTACAGGGCATCTTGTCGGTCCAGGACGCTACCGCCGAAGAGATCGAGGACGCCGCCCGCGAGGGACGGCCACCTATCCGGCTCTGGACTCACCGCGACGTGTGTATCGAATGCACACGCCAGCAAGGCAAGACGCTGCTAATCGTTCTGCTGATCTTGTTCCACATGTACGTGCTGCGCTCGGCGCGCATCATCTACACCGCCCAGCGCTGGTCGACCGCCTACGACGTGTTCAAGCGTGTGTGGGCCGTGATCGATCGCGTGCCGTGGCTACGCGAGAGGCTGGCCGAGAAGCCCTCCAAGGCCGGGAACCGTGGCGTGATCAAGCTGCGCGATCCGAACACCGGCCAGATCGTGTGTGAGGCCGAGTTCGGTCCCCGCTCGCAAGACTTCGGCCGCGGATACACCGAGATCGACCTCTTGATCGTCGATGAGGCCTACGACATCGACCCCGGCGAAGAACAGAACCTCACCGGCGCCCAGTCGGCGGCCAAAAACCCGCAGACGGTGTACATCTCGACCTCACCGGTAGCCAGCATTCACCCGAAGTGCCACACGTTGACCGGCATGCACCGCCTCGGGCACCAGCAGGCCCCGGACCTGTACTACGCGCTGTACGCCGCGCCCCGAGACATGCCGCGCAACGAACCGGACACCTGGGAAGCGGCCCAGCCGTCCTACGGCGTGGCGACCAACGAGCGCGAGATACGCTCCAAGCTGCAGAAGGCCAAAACCCTGGAGCAGCGCGCGATTTTCGACGCTGACTATCTCGGCTGGGGTGACTACCCGCCCGACGAGGAAGAGATCAGCTCGCCGATTCCCGAGGCGATATGGGGCGATATGGCCAATCCCGACGCCAAGCTCATCGGCTCGCGCGTGATCGCGGTGCGCCGCGCACGCAACCGTGACGCGTGGTCGATCACCGCCGCGCAGTGGGCCACTGACGGCCGCAGCCACATTGAGGTAGGTCCGCTGCGCAACGGCTCGCACACCGAGATCGCCAAGTACCTGATCGCCAAGGTGACCGAGTGGAACCCCATCGCCTTGGTGATCGACCGGAAGAACACCGCCAACGTCCTGGAACCGCTACTGACGGCCGCTGGCATCGAGCCCAACATGATCGGCACCCCCGAGATTGCCCTCGCCTGCGGTGGCCTGCTCGATGATGCGTTGGCGGGCAAGCTGTCCCACAGTGATCAGCCAGTCCTGAATGACTCGGTGGTCAGCGCGACCATGCAAGAGCTGCCACAAGGCGACTTCATCTGGGCAGAGGACTACACGGGCGCTGGAACGCCGCTGGTGTGCGTCTCGATGGCGCACTGGGCACTACTGAAGTTCGGCGTCAAGGCGCCCGCCAAGACCGTCAGCCCCCGCACCGGGGCCGCACGAGAGCACCAATCACACCGGCATACCGCCGATTTCGACGCAATGAGCGCCGCATTCTGAGAAAGGGGGCGAGCATGGCCGATCAGCAGGCACCGAAGAAGACCGCCGCCCCGCGTACCGAACAGGGGTATGTGCTCAGCTCGGCCGGCGCGACCGGCTGGGGTGGACCTATCGACCAGTTCGAGCAGACCACCGACCTGATCTGGCCACTGTCGGTCTGGACGTACACCCGCATGGTCCGCGAGGACGCCCGAATCTCGTCGGTGCTGCGGGCAATTGGGCTACCCATTCGCCGCACCGCATGGCGTATCCGGCAGAACGGCGCCAGCGATGAGGTCACCGAGTTCATCGCCCGCAATCTGGGTCTGCCCATCGAGGGTGCCGCCGACGAGGACGAACCCCCGGCGCGCACCCGTGGCCGGTTCTCCTGGGACAAACACCTGCAGCAGGCCCTTATGGCATTGCGGTACGGACACTCGGTATTTGAGCAGGTCTACCGTCTCGAAGGCGAGGGCGCCAACGTACGCGCCGTGCTGCGCAAGCTCGCCCCGCGCCCCCAGGTGACCATCGCCAAGTGGAACGTCGACCGCGACGGCGGTCTGGTCTCGATCGAGCAACACCCCTCCACCGGGTTCACCATGACATCGAGCGGAGTGGCGATACCCGCTGGCGGGCCAATGGATTCGATCATTCCCATCAACCGGCTGGTCGTGTACGCGCACGAGCCCGACCCGGGGGTGTGGATCGGCAACAGCCTGCTACGGCCCGCCTATAAGCACTGGAAGCTCAAAGACGAGCTGATGCGCATCGAGGCTGCCGCAGCCCGCCGCCACGGCATCGGCGTCCCGGTCATGAAGGGCAACGCGACCGACTCCGAGGACCCGGACCGGATGGACGAGCTGCTGGCCATCGCGTCGGCGTTCCGAGGCGGTGAAACGGCTGGCCTTGCCATCACCGAGGGCGAGGACTTCGCGATCGCATCACCATCGGGAACCCCAATAGACCCGCGCCGTGCGATCGAATACCACGACCACCAAATGGCGCTGGTTGCGTTGGCGCACTTCCTGAATCTGGACAGCAAGGGCGGCTCCCATGCCCTGGCTAGCGTGCAGGCCGACACGTTCGTACAGTCCGTCCAGACGGAAGCCGAGGACGTGCGCGATACCGCGCAAGCCCATGTCGTCGAGGATCTGGTCGACCTCAATTTCGGCGAGGACGAACCGGCCCCGCTGCTGGTGTTCGATGAAATCGGTTCGCGTCAGGACGCTACCGCCGCGGCGCTGCAAATGCTGGTCAACGCAGGACTGTTGACACCCGACGCCCGTCTTGAGGCCTTCATCCGCTCGGCCACTGGACTACCTGGGCCCGACCCCAACGCACCCGAGGCCGAACCGGAGCCCGCCGACGAATCCGCCGCCGCGCCCCGCAATAGCGGAGGGCCGGTGCGTGTGCGCACCCATACCCGAGCGCGCCCCGGCGGCGCCAGCACGGCCACGAGGAACGGAGACCCGACGCTGTGGTGACCAAGAATCTCACGGCGGGCCAACGCCCCCCGTGGTACAGCATCCGCAATGCCGCCAAGACCGATGACGGCCCGGCCGAGCTGCTGATCTACGACGAAATCGATTCGTGGTACGGCATTTCCGCCGAACAGTTCGCCCGCGACCTGAGCGCGATCGACAACGATGCCATCACGGTGCGCATCAACAGCCCCGGCGGCTCGGTGTTCGACGGCATCGCCATCCTCAACGCGCTACGTGATCACCCCGCCACGGTGACCGTCGTGGTCGACAGCCTCGCGGCCTCGATCGCCTCGGTGATCGCGATGGCCGGCGATGAGATCGTGATGAACCGCAACAGCCAGATGATGGTGCACAACGCCTGGGCGGTGTGTGTGGGAGATGCCCGCGATATGGAGAAGAGCGCGGCGCGACTGGCCCAGCACAACAGCAACATTGCGCAGATCTACGCCGACCGGGCAGGGGGCACCGTCGAGGACTGGCTCGACGTGATGGCCGAGGAAACCTGGCTGCTCGCCGACGAAGCGGTCGAGGCAGGTTTGGCCGATCGTGTCGTCGAGCTACCCGAGCCTGACTCCAAGTCGGCTGCCGCGCGTGCATCGGTGTTCGATCTGTCGGCGTTCCGCTATGCCGGACGCCAGTCCGCGCCCGCGCCACGAATTCCGCTGGTGCACAACAAGACCCCTCGGCCCGAGAAGGGCGAGGTCAACAGAGGAAAGGAGCCCATTGTGGCAACCCTGAATGAGGGCCTCGCCAAGCTGCTCGGTATCGATGCCGACGCCGACGACGAGACCATTTTGTCTGCTGCCGCCGAAGCGCTCGAAGAGCGTGCCGATGACGGCCAGGAGAGTGCCGAAACCCCGTACGCTGCACCGACTTTGGAGCAGGCGACGGCGGCGCTCGCCAAGGCCGGTATGACGGTCGTTGAGCGGGCCCAGTACGAGGCCACCGTCGCGGCCGCGCAGGCGGGCGCCGAGGCGCGCGCCCAGCAGTTGCGCGAGGGCGACGAGCGTGTGGTCGATCAGGCCATCGCCGAGGGCAAGGTCGCCCCGGCCCGTCGCGAGCACCACTTGCAGGCGCTCGCCGCCGACCGCGAGGGACACACCGCCGTGCTGGCCGCGCTGGCACCTGGGGTGGTCCCTCTCGCCGAGACGGGGCATTCGACGCAGCCCGCAGACGGTCCGGTGCCCAATGACCTGAGCTGGTTTGACTCCGCGCCCACCGCGCCGAGTTCGGAAGGGAAGGAATAGATCATGACCAACGAGAACGTGGGCGTCTACGAGCCCGGCCGCGACATCACCGGCCGCTCCACAGCTGCCGTCACCGGTAAGCGGTTCCTCAAGATCAGCGGCGACCGCACCGCCACAGGCAACATCGCCGTGGCGCCTGCTGATGCGGCGGGCCGGGTGTGCGGCGTCTCCAAGTACGACGCGGCCAGCGGCGACATTGTTGGTGTGGCGCGGGGCAATTCGCGTGTCACCTACGTGACCGCCGACGGCGCGCTCGCCGCATTCGATGAGGTCGAGGTCGGCACGGCCGGCAAGGCCAAGAAGTTCGCCAGCGGCGTCGCCGTTGGCTACGCAGTGTCCGCGGCCGCCGATGGCGCCGACGCCGAGATCAGCCTCTACTAGGAAAGGGCTACCCACCATGACAACATCTCCCGTCGCGTACCCGCTGGGTGCGCCGGTCATCAATGACAACAAGATCTCGGTCGACCTGGCATATAAGCAGCCCGGCCGAATCACCAAGCGGCTCTCGGACCTGACGCTGCAGAAGTTCATTACCCCGGAACTGTTTTCGTCCTCGGGGGCGAGCACCACCGCCGGGGCGATCATCTACGACGTGATCCGCATCAACGAGCTGTACACCAAGAACGATGTGGAACAGCGCGGCCCGTCCGATGAGTACACGATCGTGCAGGGTGAGCGCACGCAGCCCGAGGTCGCCAAGTCCGAGGACTGGGGTGGCAAGTTCTGGATGTCCGATGAGGCGATCCGGCGCAACGACCGCGCCCAGATGGACCGCCTGACCACACAGCTGGCGAACACGCTGGTGCGCAAGATCAATCAGCGCACCGTGGCCGTGCTGGAGGCCGTTATCGCCAGCCTCGGCGGCGCGGGTGTCATCCCCGGACACGACTGGGGCAACGTCACCCTGACCGGCAACAACCCGACCCCGAACAACGCCCGGCCGTTCGCCGACATCATCGCCGCGCAGCTGGCCGCCGATGTCGAGGAATTGGGCTACGTCTACAACGTGTGGGTCGTCAACCCCGTGCAGTACGCGGACCTGCGCATCGCCTACGGCCCGGACTTGCCGCAGATCTTGGCCGACGCCGATATTTCGATGTTCCGGTCCAACCGGGTGCCCAATGGCAGCGCCTTCGCGGGTGTGCGTGGCGGTGTCGGGTTCCTGGACTACGAGCAGATGCTCTCCACCGAGACCTGGCGCGAGCCCAAGACCAAGCAGAACTGGGTCCAGTCTTCGGTGCTGCCGATCATGGGCGTCACTGACCCGTACGCGGTCAAGAAGGTGACCGGATTGAAGGGCGCCCCGTAATGCCCGAGGTCACAGAACATCGGGTGACTGCGGCGACATGGGAATACCTCACGCCCGCAGGCACTCGGCGGCGCGCGTTCTTCGGCGAACTCGTCACGCTCACCGACGAAGAGGTCCAGCGCGGCCTCGCCGTCGGTGCGCTCGGTGTTGAGCTGCCGGCCGAATCGACCGATGACAACAGTGATGTGGTCGAGGCGGATGCTTCCTATGACGGCGACACCGACAGCGGCGACGGTGGGGATGGCGATCCCAGCTCCACCGCAGGCGATTCCGGGAACCCGAGCCAGGCCACCGGTACCGAGGGTGATGCACCCCGTAAGAAGCCGCTCAAGGCCGCGACCAAGGCCGTCCTGGTCGACTGGCTGATGGCCAACGGCACGTATGACCGTGACGAGCTGGAGGCGCAGGAGAAGGACGACCTGTGGGCGCTGATCGAGGCCACGGACTAGTTTCGTGACCGACTTCCTTGACGTAGAGGCGTTCGCCGCCAGGTTCCGGCCGCTGTCGGCAGCTGAGAAACTGGTGGCGGCGCCTCTACTGACGGTCGTCTCCGATTGGATACGCGACAAGAAACCGGCCATTGCCGACGATGATCCGGCGGCCAAGGTGGTCACATTCGAGGTCACCCGGGACGCGCTGATGTATGGCGAGTTCGGCCCGGTCTCATCGTTCACCAAGACGGTGGGTCATCGCACCAAACAGGCTGCGATCGATCGCGAAGCCGTCGAGAAGTTCATCGCACGCCGCCACTACCGCATGCTCGGCCTGGCGCTACAGGCCAAGGCGCGCGGCCACTTCCCGAGGGGTGACTACTGATGGACACCCTGGGCGGGCAGCGGCTCGCGATCGTGTGGGATGTGCCGGTGCTCGACGGGCAGGGCGACCCGATCCTGGACGAGTACCGCAAGCCGCAAGTCACCGAACGCGTTGCATGGGTGGAGAACTGCCTGTTCGAGGTGCAGTCGACGGCCGAGGACAACCAGGCCGTCACCACCACAACCACTGAGCAATCGTGGGCGTTCCTGCCGGTCATCGATGGTCACATACCTGCTGTTGACGGCAGTGGTGCCGCCGCGCCGGTCGCGGTCGCCGACATCCGATCGGCGCACCGGATTCGCCACCTGGACCGCGATCACAGCATGGTCGGTGACGCGGTGCTCGAATTCGACCTCGACGGCCGCGAAGATCATGTGTTCTGTATCTGCCAGCGCAGGGTCGGCTGATGGCCGCAGATCGCAGACCCAACCCGCTGGTTGCGTTGGGTGTGCCGCAGTCCGAGATCGACAAGGCGATCCACACCTCGGCGCAAGCCAAGGCTGAGAAGGCGCGCGTCGGCAAGGAGATGGCCGCACACGCCAAGTCAATTTCGCCGGTCGATCACGGCGACTACGGCGCGGCGTGGAAAGTGCAGCAGGGCAAGGGCCCTGATGATGACACCAAGGTCGTCAACGACAACTTCAAAGCCCACTGGATCGAGGATGGCACCGGGGGCACCAGCCCGACACCGGAGTTCGCCGTCGCGGCCCGCACCGCCATCGCGTTCGGCGGTACCGCCGCCGATGTCATCAACAGGCCCGACTGATGACCGTCGCGCTGCATGAGCAGATGCCCCCCAACGCGATCGTGATGATGCTCGCCCACCTGGCACCGCTGGGCCCCTGCGACATCGAACGCAAGCCCGACGATCCGCTGCCGTTCCGCCAAGTCAACATGATTGACGGCACCTACGACGCGAACCTGTTCTACTGCACCGCTGTTCTGTCGATCCACACCTTCGGCAAGACGATCACCGAGGCGCAGCGTGAGGGCGCCAAGACCGATCGGCGGATCATGCTGCTCGGCAATGACATCGTGGATGTGCCCATGCCCGACGGCACGGTCGCCAACGTCGACTACATCGACTTTCAGCAGCTCTCCACGCTGCGCGAATACAAGGCCGACAACGCCTTTCGCCTCAAGGCGATCTGCGAACTCGGCTTGTCCTTCATCTAAACGTCGCGGTCCCTCGATCGCGTCGCGGCGCTGTGCCGCACCAAATCGCCGGAATCTGTTCCCCTTTCCGGTTCCTCACCCATGAAAGGAGCGTCACATGACGCAACCCATACCCGGCGTTGACTGGAGCGACGGCGGATTCAACGACGTTGATAACCGGTTCGCCATTCGTGGCCCACTGGTGGCCGTGCTGATCCGCGACTACCGCGGCGCCGCGACCGATATCAGCCCGCACGTGTTCAACCCGCTCACCGAGGACGGCAAGCTACGCCCGGATCTGTTCGCGCAGCGCAAGATCGGCGGCGAATGGCGCAGCAACCCCGAGCCCAACCAGGGCTGGCTGTTCATGGGTGCCAACACCAAGACCGGTGGCCCCGAGCGCGAACCGAACGTCGATGTCAGTCCGCTGGAGATCTTGCAGTCGAACTTCCCGATCGAGAACGACATCACCAAGATCGGCAAGACGGTGAAGTTCACTCCGATCGAATCGCTCAAGCCGTTGGTCAAGCGCGTACGCAACAACCTGCCGCTACAGGACGAGGACGGCAACCTGCTGGTCGAGGACGCCGGTCAGAAGGACTTTTTCGTCGGCACCCCGCTGGAAGCCGATTTCGTTCCCCGGCAGCTGCTTTTGGTGCGCGCACGGTCCCGGGCCGGCGGCAAGCTGTACACCGTCGAGCCCATCCCGCTGTGCAAGCTGACCAAGATCGGCGCGGCCAAGATGGACAAGGAAGACGCCGACGCCGCCGAGTTGGAGTTTTCGCTCGAACCTGACCCGTTCTTCCTGATCCCCGATCCGCGCAACCCGGGCATCCTGATTCCCGGCCTGGATGGCGAATGGGTCGGCGGCAAGGGCTGGACCACGATTCAGAGCGCCCCCAAGGTGTCGAACACCCCGCCGACGGTCACCCCCGGTGCCGCCGGTAAGGCCTCGATCGTATTCGCCGACCCCACGGGCGCCGGTGATCCGTTCACCTTCGCCGCCGAAGGCACCGTCGATGACGGGACCACCTGGCTGCCCGCCGAGCTCGATGGGCCCGCGGTCTCGTCCGGTGGCAACACCACGGTCAAGGTCAAGGGCGTGGCAGCCGGTGCAACCAAGTTCCGCGTAAAGGTGACCGGCACCAACGGCGCCTCGGTCTACACCCCGAAGTCTGCCGCCGCGACCATCGCCTGATGAACCCTCACCTGGCGGGCGTTGGGCTGCGCCCGCCAGGTGAGCCCCACCGCCATTGCAGCCCGAAACCCCAAGCCCACCAGCCCGAAAGGAACAACCATGAGCACCGAAGACACCAAGGACGTTCTACACCCCGTCGACCCCAGAAAGGCACGCGAGCAGGCCGCCGATCACCTCGGATTCATGGCAGGTGTGCCCTTTGATCTCGGCGACGGCGAGATGTGGGAACTTCCCAACCCGGCGTTTCTCGATACCGAGCAGCGCAAGCGGTACCGCGACTACCAGCGGGACATGAAAGCCCTCGACAAGGAAACCGTCGATCATCCTTTCATCGACGGCAAGACCATCGAGCAGAACGTGTACCCGTATCTCAAGGACGGCAAGGATTACGACCCCGACGAGCAGCTGTGCATCGCACTCATGGGTGAGGACATCTACGCCAAGTTCCTCGCCGCGGGCGGTGTTCCCGGCCAGATCGATACGCACTGGAAGGTGATGCAGCGCCAGCTGGAGGAGCGGACAAAGATCGACTCCAAAAGTAATTGAGGCAGTAGCGCTGTGGTGCCGTTGGCCCAATGCGATCGAGGCTGATCTTCGTTTTCGCGGTGTGCGCATCGCTGATTGGCACCAGGGCACCCGCGATGAGCGCGGCGCCCTGGTGCTTTCCAGCCGCCAACTACTGTCGCTGATCCACCAGCTGCCCGAAGACTCAGAGTTCAAAACCCATGCGCCGCCGCCGTTTGGGCGCGACGGCGACTGGACGGTCATGCAGAAGATTGCCGCCGAGACACACAACGAGCTCGCGGCATACCGGGCCAGCCACTACGCGGGCACCCCGCACGAATACATGTACACCAAGTACTCATCGCCGCTGGATTCTCGCAGACAGCACGAACTTGACTCCGCTGAAAACGAATTCATCGAGTCGGCGCGAGAAGAGTTGCTAGATGACGTGTTTGGCGACCAATGATCAGGAGGTGAACCATGTCCGTGCAGATACCCATCGGTGCCGCCGCTGATCATCGGTCGTGGAAGCGGGTCGCCGATGACGCCACCCGCACGTTCGGCAACGCGGGTAAGGATGCCGGCCGCGATTTCGCCAACGCGCTGGCGGGTAGCTCCAAGGATGTCGAGAAGTCCCTTAAGCGCATGGGCGACAGGGCTTCTGATGCCTACGACAAGGCGGCATCGGCCGTCGGGAAACTCAAGTCCGAGGAATCCGAACTACAGCGGCTACGCGACCGCGACGCCGACGGCGCACGGATCATCCGCCAGACCGAGAAAGTCAACGACGCGCGGCGCGCCGAGGCTCGTGCTGTCCGGGACGCAACGCGGGCATACCGCGAGTATCAAGAAGCTGCCGACGAGGCGAGCCGACGCAACAACACCAACCTTGTTGACGGCATGCGCGCCCAGGCTGGCCAGGCCGCCCAGCTCGGCCGCGACATGGGCAATGGGTTCTCGGGCGGATTCACCCACGGGGTGAGCAGCGCGGCCTCGATCGCCCGACTCGGCACCGCTGGCGGGCCAATCGGCGCGGCCCTGTTGGGCTTGACCGCCGTAGGCATCCTCGTCGGAAGTCGGCTCTCCAACGCCATTGCCGAAGGCATGGCCACCACGGCCACCACCAAGTTGTTCCAGGGCCGCATGGGTCTGGATGACACCTCGATGAGTAATTACGCCAAGGCCGCCGGTCAGTCCTACGCCAACAACTTCGGCGCCTCCGTAGCGGACAACCTCAGCGTCGCTCAAGCGGCCCTGCGCAACAACCTGATCAAGCCCAACTCCCCCGATGACGAAATTCAGTACACGATTCAGCAGCTCCAAGGTGTGGCGCAGGTCGTCGAGAAGACCCCGCAAGAGCTCGCGCATTCCGCGACCCAACTCATGCGCACCGGCCTTGCCAATAGCGTCACCGAAGCACTCGACATCATCACCGCGGGCTCACAGAAGGGCCTGGACGTAACCGGCGACTGGCTCGACTCTATCGGCGAGTACTCCACGCAATTCCGCAAGCTCGGCCTGACCGGCAGCGAGACAATGACGCTGCTCAAGCAAGGCATCGAGGGCGGTGCCCGCGACACCGACAAGGTGGCCGACTCCCTCAAGGAATTCAGCATCCGCGCGGTCGACGGCAGCAAGTCGACCAAGGAAGGTTTCGAGGCGCTGGGGTTCAACGCCGACGAGATGGGACGGCGCTTCTCCGCAGGCGGCGAGCAAGCACACCAAGCATTTGCAGCGGTGCTCACCGGGCTACGCAATCTAGATGACCCGGTTCAGCAAGCCCTTGTGTGGCAACGCCTTTTCGGCACGCAGTGGGAGGACATGGGCGATGCTGTCAACAAACTCGACCTCGACCCGGCTAAAAACCAGTTCAAGGATCTGCAAGACACCTCGCAGCGATCGACTAAGACCGCGACGGAGACGTTCAAGTCCGAATGGGAAAGCGCAACCAAGACGGTCGATCAGTGGTTCACCGACCTGAAGACCAGTATCTCGGATTGGTTTGTGGATCTGCCTGTCATCAGGGACATCCCGACGATGATCAAGGATCTGTTCAGTTCCTCGCCGCCACCGCCGCAATACGCTGCACCGCTCGGCGGTACGCATCCCGGTACCGACATCCTGGCCAACACCCTTCCCGGTGCGCCGGGCGCGGGCTCAACCGTCCTGCCTCCGGCGCCCGGCGACAACTCAGCACGGACACTGCTCGGCAGCGCGCTCGCGCCCGGGACCGCCCTGCCCCCGCCGGATGCCCAGCGCGGCAATGCTGTCGATAACGGTCCGCAGGCAGGCGACAGGAAGCCGATCGCGCCGGCCGGGGACGACGACAAGACCAAGGCCCCGATCGATCCGAGTCTTTGGTCGGTGGAGTCAAAGCCCGTTGCCATGCCGCCAGGATTGGCCACGGCGCCCACCGCAGCGCCCGGGGTGCTCGTTTCGTCTCCCAAGGGCGGGCCCGGTCTCGGTCGCTACGAGGTCGACCCCATGCGGGTGTATGACGCTGAGTCGTCGGCGATCCGGGCCAAGAACTCTCTGGAGCAGGACCGCATTGCGTTGATCCGGCTGGAGCAGCAGGGTAACGCCGATCAGGACGCACTACTGCGAGCGCGCAATCAGGTTGCCGACGCCGAGCGCTCGTACGTTTCGGCGCAGATGAAACTGGCTGAGGCGCAGCAAGGTACGTGGAAGAAGCTGGAGGGTGCGACGCAGGGTCTCGCCGACGGCATGGGCCAGATCGGTGCGGCGCTGGACAAGGATTTCGGGATCTCCAAGGGCCTGCCGGGGCTGGCCGAGAACTTGGTCAGGTTCGCGGCTAATATGGCGGCGGCCCCGATTCTTGGCCAGCTCGGCGCGGTCAGCCAGCTCAACCCGTCCAAGGGCGGATACGGCGCTATGGGCATCCTGGCCGCCCAGGGCGTGTTTGGGCCGCAGTACACCGGCCTAGGCGCCAGCTCGGGCTACGGGCCGCAGGGTGTTGGTTCTGCAGCCCTCGGCGGCATGGGTGCCTACGCAGGCGATGCGGCGCTGTTGGCGCGTGTGCCTGCAGGCCGCTACACCCAAGAAGAGCGCGGCGACCTGACCAAGGGGCTGGCTGATTGCTCGTCGGCGGTCGAGGATCTGGTCAACCTGATGGACGGTCGCCCCACCGCTGGGGCCTCGATGTGGACCGGGAATGCCGCCGAATGGCTCACGCAACGCGGATTTGTGCCAGGCGTGGGTGGGCCGGGGGATTTCCGGGTCGGCTTCAACCCGCAGCATATGCAGGCCACGTTGCCGGGCGGCACCAACATCAACTGGGGCAGCGATGAGATGGCGGCACGTCGCGGCATTGGCGGAACCGGCGCCGACGATCCGGCTTTCACGTCGCACTACTACCGGCCCACCACCGGCGGCTACAGCCCGGTCGCGCCCTCGGTAGGTGTTGCACCTACCCCGATTCCGCCCCCGGCCCCCGGTTACGCGCCCCTTGCCGATACCGCCCTGACTAACCCGGGCTTGACCAATCCCGCCCTGACGCCGGGTATTCCGGCCGCTGGCGGCGGGTGGGGTGGGGCTACCGGGCCTGCGCAGGCCTGGAGCCCGTCATCGACGCGCATTGGTGGTGTGGAACCGGCGACTGGTTCGGGTGCAGGCGGGGTCGGTATCACTCCCGGCGGCACTATCGATACCGCGATCGGGATGGCCGCCTCGGCGGCCGACATCTTCGCCCCCGGTGCCGGCCAGGCGGCGCAGACCGGAATCAAGCTGGCCAACAGGGCGATTCAGTTTGGTGCGCAGGCTGCAGGTATCGGGGTGCAGGGCTTGATGGATACGGTGCTACCGACCGCGGGCTCGGAGCTGGCCAACAAGAGCTGGCTGACCAAGATCCTCGGTGGTGTCGCTGGTGCTGCCCCGGCGATCCCGAACGTGGCCGGCAAGGCGACCGCGCCACCGAACCCGAATCAGGGCGACCCGAACGCCCAAGGCGGCCCCGTCAAGGCGGGCGACACAAACATTCACGTCACCAACAACCGCGCCACCGAGGACGGCACCGGCCGCGATATCGCGTTCCATCAGCAGGCCCGCAACTCCCGGCCGGGGATGTGACCGTGACGATCCGCTATCCGGCCAACCCCGTCACACCCCATGGCTGGTATCACCTCGTCAACGGCGAAAAGCCCATGATGCGCCTGACCGCCTTTGACGGGTCGGTCGAGATGTTCATGATCGGCGGGTACGCGATTCCCGACCCGTACACGGCGCCAGAAGCCGTGCATTTGATCGACCTCGAAGGCCTCATCGCGCCATGGAAGCACGTCACCCAGAAGGGTGCGACCGAGGATGGCGTTCACCATATCGACGCGTTTTTGGATCCGGTCGAGGTCAAGCTCACGGTCAAGTGCCGGGGCCGCAACGCCGCGCGCACGCGCCGGGTCTATCGGCATCTGATCGATTCGCTGGACGCCATCAAGTGTTCCCGGCTGGACTTTTTCGATCACGATGCCGGGTACTGGTGGGCCGACGTGCGATGGTTCCAAGGCGGGCAACCCGATCCGGTTTCGGCTATGCGCAAGGGCACCTCGCAGAAGGCGACGCTGCGGCTACAGGCCGACACCGGCACGTGGAAGTCGTTCGACCACGCGGACTCGTTCGCGTTCACCTACGACGCGATGACCGACACCTTCGCGACCGATCATCGCCAAACCAAGGATCTCGGCGCGGTTCCGCAGCGCTACAGCGGCCCCGGCGGCGGGTTCTGCACCTCCTACAACGACCAAATGCGTTGGTGGGACGACCCCGAACACGGGTTTGGCACCCAATGGCGCAGGGTCATCAACGGGCCCTGGCCGGATTTCGCCACCGATACCGATAACCAGGTCGTCTCCCAGGTACACGGGGGATTTCAGGAGTGGTCGGTGCCCGACTCGGGCCGAAACATCCTGGGCGCGCGCATGAACCGCAATCCTGACGGCAGCTGGGCGGGCGGCGGGGTGTTCGTCGAGTACGGCGCCGGATACCTGCGCCTGTACTACACGATCAACTTCGTTGAGACCACCTTGCGCAGCTGGCCGCTGGCCATCCCCATCGGGCCGCTGCCGGGCGAGAAGTTCACGCTGGTGTGCGGCACCGAGGATCACCCGCGCACGTTCCGCGTGCTGCGCAACGACATGGAGATCTTGTCGGTCACCGAAACCGGCACGGGATCGCCTCTGGGGGCAGCGCATCGGGGCGTCGGCAACGGCATGTTCGCCGCCGGTGCGGTGATCAGCCAGGCAACGCCGTCCGCTATCCGCAAGCTGGCCGCGGGCGATAACGCTGCCGTGGCGCAAACCGGGTTCCTCAAGCGCATCAACATCGGTGATCAGGACATGTACGACGACTACGTGCTGTTCGGGCCGTTCACCAAGGTCAAGATCTACGACGGGCCCGGCTCGGACGAATATGTCGAATTCGGGCCGCTGCTACCCAATCAGGTGGTGTTTTTGCGCACCGATCCGCGCGTACACACCACCTTGGTGAAAGACCTGACCTCGGTGCCGCCCTCGCCCCAGGAACTCGATTTGTTCCAGGAGGCGATCGAGAAGTTCATGAGCTTTGCGGGCATGAACGGTACGGCGTTCGCCGATCAGATCAAGTCGCAGTTCGGCATCACCCCGCCGCAGGGCCCGCTGTACAAGTACCTCAAGGGCCGCTTTTCCAAGAACGCGGCGATACCACCGAAATCACCGGGCAATCCCGCGCAGCCGTATTTCGTGAAGGTCTCGATCGAGGGCGGCAACGCCGACTCCAAGATCATCGCCTCGGGCACGCCGCGACGGAGATACCCGCTCTAATGCGCAATGCGTTGCGCCCCTGCGATCCAGGGGCCATCTCGTGATGCCCATATCCGATGAGCAGCGCTGGGAGGCGGCCAAGCGCTCGGGCGATATCGCGCGAATCGCCACCACCGCCCGCGCCCTGACCGAGAAAAACTCGAAGGTCGACACCAGCTATCGGTTCACCGTCTGCGACAAGATGTGGACCCCGATGGCCTCGGTGGGCTCGGACCTGATGGAGGGTTCGGGCGCCCGGCCGCGCAACGACTGCCCCACCGGAAAGCTGATGCTCAAGGGCAGCTCGCCGCTGATCCAGATGTTCATGGACTGCCGCAACACCCTGGTCGGGGTCGAGATGGAGACCGCCGGCAGCCGACAGAACTTCTACACCAAGGTTCACCGCTACCGCTACGAAAAGGGCGCGTGGACAGGCAATGTCGAGATGCGCGGCATTTGGGACATCCTGAACTACTACGTGATCTGGCCGACGTGGTGGCTTCCCCTTGCCGCCCAGCCTATTTCGCACGCGATCTTCATCTGGGCGCTACAGACCTGTGTGGAGAACATGGTCGCCGAGTGCGCGTTGCGCATTCAGTCCGGGTGGCTGGAGTTCGTCAACAACGGCCTGTCACTCAACGGCGACATCCGGGCATGGATGGGCACGATCCTGCAGGCCCTCAAGCGTGACGGGCTCTCGGTGCAGACCTTCGGCAAGATGCTGCGCACCCCCACCTATGTGCAGCGCACCAACCCGTTCCTGGACACATCGCCCATGTGCGCCAAGACCGTTCGCATGGAAACCTGCGGAACGGTCATCAAGGATGTCACCCGCGCCTACGGTGTGGACACCCGCATGGACCTGTGGCGGCCCGGCGACCCGCAACCGGACAAGTGGGCCAACCTCGATTCGGCCACGTACGTCTTTTCGACCCGGGACCGCCAGCAGATCTCGGGACCCACCAAAACCGTTGCCGATTCGGTGATCAAGACGGTGATCGACCTCGGCGGATCACTCGGTGACATCTTCAAGCCGGTCATCCAGCAGGTACCCGGTATGAACGGGGTGTTCTACGCCCCCAAGCTCGGCGTCGATTTCGAGCAGCCCTACGCCTACGTCGTGGCCCCCGAAGAGGGCGAGGACTCCAACATCATCAACTGCGAAATCGCCGACCACACCCCCGAGGGCTGGCAACACATCATCGGCGGCCGTTCTCCAAAGTGGTTGAACGATCTTATGAATGCCACGTTTGCGTGGTTGATCGATTCGTTGATGATCGTGGTCGGGTTCTCCGGCATCCCGTCAGATCTGCTCTCGGGATTCCTGAACAACAGCTTCCTGGCGTTCCAGATGGTCCAGGTGTACCAGGTCCGCGACGAGGTGGGCCCCTTTCATCCGGCCATCGAGCGGTTCTACCCGACCGCCAGCGCCCCGTACAACATCGAAACCATGTTCGCGTTCATCAACGCGATTTTCGATGCCCAAGGCACTACCACGGCGCAGGTCACTTTCCGCAACGGTGACCAATATGCCTTGGGCCGAGACATTTTCGAGGGCGGCTTGATGTCGCTGGTGTATCACCGCCGAACCAAGATGATCACCGACTACATCGAAAACACCATGTGGCGCATCACCCCCACCGAGCAGACCACCCTGGTGCAGCTCGGTGACGGCCGCCGCGACGAGGCCCCGCTCGGCAGGATTCAACGCTTCATCACTGGCGCATTCGAAGCCATCAACGTCATCACACTGGCCCCCCAGTCCTAACCGGAGGTAACCCACATGGCTTGGCCTATCGTCGATTTCAACGGCGCACGCTACTACCAGGGACAGGGCTACACCCTGGTCCCGGTCGACGGCACCGGGGTGGCGCACGTGCTGCTGCGCGAAGACGGCGGAATCATGGGAGGGGTGTCCGGGGTCGAGCAGGGCCCGCCCGGAAAGCACGCCGAGTTCGACGAGAAGATCGACCTGACTCCACTGGCCCCCGAAGACGCGACACCCGATTCAGCATTTTTTGAACTCATCACTCCCCCAACGGATACCACGCCCGGCAGGTGGAAGATGCACCTGGCGCTACACACCGGCAAGACCGGTAAAGACGGCGCGACACGCTGGAATCCGCTGGACCTGTCGACCAATCCCAAGGCGGGGTGGATTCCGGCCGTCAAAACCGACCTACTCGGTTTTGAGCTTGTGCCGCAAAAGGTTGCCGAGGTGTTCTACCCGGGCGAAATCAAGAACATCGGTACGGGCAACGCGAACGGGACTATGGCCGCGATCGACATCCCTCCCCGCCCGTGGCCTCGGCGCATCCGCGCACAAGGCCAAACGGTCGTTACCGGCGAAGCGGCCGACGTGCGCGTGAATCTGCTGGCCCGGCTCAACGGCGAGGCCAACGGCAACATCGTGGGCCGCTGCGTGGGCATCGCCCAGACCGATCGGCTGGCGTTCTCACCGGGCAAGCCCATCGGCCCCGGCAGCACCACCGACGACTACGACACCATTGCCGCTGGCACCTCGGCCACCGTGCACATCCGGTGCGAGCGCCAAACCGGCACATCGACGTACACCGCCACCGCCGCGATGTCGCACTTCAACATAGAGGCCTGGCCGCTGTGAGCGACAACCTGCCCGAGATCCCCGATTGGGCAAGAGATGTCCCCTCGGCCCCGGTACACCGCGAGCAGGGTGGCGGGCTCACGAGGCCGTTCACGCCCCAACAGCTCCAGGAGTTCGGCAAGGGGTTCATTGAGCAGTTCCTCGGTCGCGTGGTGCTCGCGGTCATGGGGCACCTCATTCCCGGTGTGGGTTCGTTTGATCAGCTGCGCGAGTGGGCCAAAGACAAACCTGGTCTCGGCGATCTGGTCGAGCTGCTGACCGGGATCGAGGACGGCGACGAAAATGATTTAGGGACATGGGCCCTCGGTATCCGCAACGCCCTGGCTGGCATCGATCTGGCCCACCCCGAATCGATCCTGACTGCTATCGCCAAGGTGGCGGGCCAGTTCCTCAAGGGCGTGATACCGGCGTCGTGGGTGGCTGATGTGGCCCACGACCTACTGGGCGGCGCTGGCGGATTCACCGACCCGAAGATGGTCGAGGACAACCCGTACTGGCGATTCGACGCCGCACAGAACGGGCACCTGTCGGGTAAGTCGATCTACCTCAACGCCGATGGCCAGCTGCATGCGATCAGCATCAAAGACCCGTTCAACGTAGCTGTCGGCCAGGCGGTGGATATCTCCGCATCGGCGATGTGGCAAGGCGTCTCGGCTGCAGCGGGGTCCAATCCGATCCGGTTGTGCATCACCCCGTTTGCCTCCGATGGCACCAAGCTCCCCGATATCGTCATCAAGAAAATTCAGCCCGTGGCCGCGGATTCGTCCTGGATACGTGCCAGCCTGACCGGCTCGTGGACGGTGCCGACCGACGGATCGGTCAAGTCCGCGACAGTGACCCTGGTGGTCACCGAGGGCGCCACCGACGGCCGCATCCACTTCTCTAACGTCACCTCGGTCATGTCGAACCTCGGGCCGCTGCTCGGCAAGTGGAGATCGTTCTTTGACACCCTTGGCGGCAAAGCCAATTCGGACATCGCCGATTTCGAGCAGCGATTCGCCGCGATCACAGCCGACGGCAAGATCACCGCCGAGGAAATCATCGGGCTACTCGGGTTGGGCAATATCCCGAAGCTGCCCCCGGCCAAGGTGCACAGCCCGATCGGCAGCACCGACATCGGAGAAGACCTCAAGGACACGTGGAACAACTTCTGGAACGCGGTATTTGGGGACGGATCTAGTGGCAGGGGTCCTGTCGATGTATCCACCGCGACCGCTGCCCTCAAGAAGAAGGCCGATGACGCGTACGCGGCCGCGGTGTACGCCACCGACGTTGTGAACCTGCCACGACTGACCCCCCGCTGGATGTCCACAGGCATCAACGACGATGTGTCGTTCCCCATCATCAATGCACAGTCGACATTCGTACCGGCCGACCAAAAGCTGGTGTTCATCCCCATCACGCCGGGTGTCGAGCGCACGTATCGAACCGTGAAATTCGCCATCACCGGCAATGGCATGACGCAGTGCTACGTGGGCGTGTACCGGATCAATGAGTCGCTGCAAATTCAGAAGGCCGTCGACCTCGGGAACGTCAAGGCACGGCTATCGGGCACCAGCCGCGTGCAAGCTCTGACAATTCCGTCGCCGGGATTGACGGTGCCCAAGGGCCATACCGCGTTCATCGGTGTGCTGCAGGTCGGCAACCCGCAGGGCCTCTACACCACACCGGCCATGCCGACCGTGCTGGAAGTCGTGCAGAACATCCCCCTGTTTTTCACCCAGGACGGCGGCACCGGCTACACCTCCCTGCCCACCCTGGTGGGCGGGCACGTGGAATTCACGCCGGTATGGGGCGCCCTGGGCGAGTCGACCAACTTGGCAGATCAATGGACCGAGTACTCACCCACCGGGTCGAACCTGCCCCTGTCCGTCTACGACATCCCCAGCGCCAGCACCGTGCTGTACCTGGCGGGCTGCGGTGGCGGTGGTGGAGGCGGCGGCGGTGACGGCGGCTGGAACAAGCCCGGCGAGGGTGGCGGCGGCGGTTCCTGGAACTCGCTACGGCTGGAGCGCGGCGTCGACATCCCGGTGTCCGTCACTCAGATCACGGTGCAGTCCGAGCGTGTGGGTTCACCCACAGGTATTGGCGGCGAGCCCGGCAGCAAGGAGACCGACGGCAAGCCGGGCCACGACATCGTGTTCCGCAACGGCACCGACAACAGCGAAATTCTGCGCTGCGCTGGTGGCCGACTGGGGCGCCTGGCCTACGGCAGCTTCTACAACCGCGACTCGGTGGGCTACGGCCCCGGCGATCTTGGGTTCTCCGCGCGCCTGTTCAAGGGCGGGCAGAACACCCCGCCCAGCGCTTCGGTAGGTGCGGCCAACGGAGCCCCGGGCAACGGGCCCGGCGGCGGCGGCGCGGGCGGTGCCGGTGGTACCGGGGGCAGCGCCGGTACCGGCGGCTGGGGTGCCGCGGGGTACGCCGCGATCAAGGCGGTCTGATGCCCTGGTCCACCAATCCGTCTGCGCCCTCGGGGCAATCGAGTAGGTGGTCGACCAAGCCCGATCCGCCCTCGCCGCCATCCATGGGCAAGTGGGTCTGGATGCCACGGGTCACCGTCGCGGACTCGGCAGTCGGCGCCGATCTGGCCCATCTGCTGCGGGTGGCCCACACGGGCATCGATCAGGGTGTTAGCGCAGACCTCGCCGTCGCAGGAGTGAGCGTGGGCGCCAGTGATGCCGGCCGGGGCGCCGACCTGGCGCGGGCGAAGCTGCGCGTGGCTGCACGAGACGCCGGGATAGCTGCCGACACGGCCCGCCCCGGTGTGCGCGCCACCGATTCGGCCGTGGCCGCCGAGATGGCGCAGATGCTCCCCCGCCTGGCCGCCGTCGCTGCCGCCACGGCCGCCGATATCGCGGTGCTGTCGCGGGTTCGGCTTCCCTCCAGCGCCAGTCAAGCCATCGGGGCCGATACCGCCACCGCCCGGTTCAGTCCGCAACCGGCAGCGCTGACCGCGATCACCGCAGTCGGCACGACCGTGGTCCCGATCCCGGTGTGGTGCCGCTATCTCGATCTGGCGCTGGTCGGCGCTGGCGGCGGCGGTGCGAGCTCGGGCACGTTCTACCTACTCGGCGGTTTCCCCGGCAGCCCGGGAACCTGGGCCACCACCACTTTGGAGCGCGGCATCCACATTCCCTGGACCACAACAACCCTGACATTCGTCATCGGCGCAGGCGGTGCCAAGGGTAGCGGCGGTTTCGCCGGAACCGCGGGCGGCCCAGGTGCGGCAACCACCGCTATCGGCGACGGATGGGCGGGCCTGTCCGCTGCTGGCGGCGCTGGTGGCCCGCAGCACCCCACCGGCATCAACGCCAACGACGGCCCCGGCCCGGGCGACAAGACCTACAACGGCGTGACCTACCCGGGTGGTGCCACGCAAACCTCCGATGGCGCAACGGGCTACGCGCCCGGCGGTGCCGGTGCTGGCGGTGCCAACTTCGGCGGCCCCGGCGGCGTCGGCGGCGCGGGCGGTGCCTGGTGCCGCGCATACCAGTAACCGCAGGAGGGACCACCCAAACATGGCCAACCCCAACGACATCGACAACTACTCATTCCGAATCCACTTCTACAGCAGACGCGAAACCTCCTATTTCGACATCTACATGAACGACGGCCCAATCGGACTGATCAACGGAAACTACTACCTCGACGCGGCCCCACACGACCCGAACGTCGGCGAATGCCTCCTGCAATACGTCCCCAAGCTCAACACCACCATCTGGGACTTTGACGACGACAGCCTTCCGGTCAACACCGAGGACTACCTCTGGTACCAGGTCAACGAAACCTACGTCATCACAGGCGATTACCAGCCCTTCGGCGGCCTGATGATCGAGGGCCAACTCGGATGCGCCTACCTCAAATCCGCCATCGCCCCCTACAGAGACCACCAATGGACGACCGAATCGCCCCGCAACGTCGCGCTGGGATACACCCCGCGCATCAGCGGATGGACCACCTGGGAAACCCCGTAACCAACAGAAAGGCCCCCGTATGTCCGAATACCAGGGCGCGCACCGACGCGCCTGCTGCGCCGCAATCACCGCACTCGGCAACCGAATCGGCCTATTCGCCGGTTCCACCCGGGTAGGAACCGCCTACGCCGACACCACCTGGGCCACCCCAGTCGATGTCACCGAATCCGGCATCGACAAGGCATCGTCCACCGGCTCGCTGGTGACCATCTCGGTACCTGGCGGCACCGTCGCAAACGGCACGGTGATCAACCGGTACGGCGTGTTCAACGGCGCGACCCTGCTGCGCACCGAGGCACTACCGGTCTCCCTGACCGTCAACGACGGATCGCAGCCGTTGCAAGTCGATGTCACACCAACATTCAAGTTCTGGGGGGTGTAGTCATGGCCCGCCAGCTGCTCAAGCACTCGGCCTTCTACGCCGCACTTGCCGCCATCTCATTCCGGCTGGGCTGGTGGGCATCCGACCGCCTGTCCTCCTACGCCCAAGAGATCGACCCCCGCATCGAAAGGAAGTACACCCGATGAGTTTCCGCACCGCCTACGGCAATACGGTGTCCGAGAACGGTTGGCGTATGTGCAACCGGGACGAATGCGACATCGTACGCATCGACGAGCTGTACCTCGTGGACACCGCACCGCTGCGCAAGGGCGCCCCGCTGACCATCCTGGGCGCCTGGCTGTACTGGTATGACCGCAACGTCGAAGAGATCACCTCGCCTGTATGGGGCTGGTCGGCCACAAACGATGTCGCCAACAGTAATCACCTTGCAGGCACCGCTGTTGACGTGATGGCACCCAAGTACCCCTGGCAGCGGTACACGATGGACGCCGCCACGCAGGCCAAGGTCCGCAAGGGCCTGGCCCTGTTCGAGGGCTCGGTGTTCTGGGGCCGCGACTGGTCGCGCCCCGACGAGATGCACTACCAGATGGCCTGGCCCGAGGGCGACAAACGCAATGACGCGTTCGCCGCCAAGCTGCGCGCCGGATACCTCGGCATCTACGCTCCTGCTCAGCCCCCGGCGGTCGATCCTATTGCGCTACACCAGAAATTCGTCGAAGAAGCTCCCGACCGCAAGCTACTGGAATACATCGCCGAACAACTCGGCCCGGGACATCCCGACTGGGCATCAAAAGGCATGACGCTGCGCGACAAGGTGTGGTCCAAATGATCCGCATCGGAGACCGCAACGAAACGGTCCATCAGTGGCGGGCCGTGATGAACGACTGGTTTGGGCCGCTGTACACCCGGCTGTTGGGGCCGCTGCCGCAAGACACCGACGAGTTCGGGCCGCGCGCTGCCCTGTGGGCCGCCGAATATCAGCGCCGCACCGGCCAGATCCCCACCGGGCAGGTGTCCGACGATGACCTACGCGCGCTGGGCATCACGCCCCCAGCCCCGCCCGCCAATCGCCACCTGGGCCTAATGTTCCGGGGCACCGGAGGCATCATCGGCCAGGACTACGTATCTCGCGTCATGGCCGCCGTGACCAACCTCGTCGAGGAAGTACACCCCGAATTCGCCGCAACCATGGGCGGACTGCCGGTCGGCGCCGCGGGCAGTCCCGGTGACATCTCAATGGCCAAGGCCGTGGACATCGCGGTGGCCGATGCACAACGCATCTTCGGCGAGCGGTACCGGATCAACCCGAACGTCAAGGTTGTCATCGGCGGATACTCGGCCGGCGCCGTCGCGGCGGCCCGGTTCCGCGCGTGGCTGCTGGAGCACTACCCGGACAACTACCTGTGTTCATTCAGCTTTGGTGACCCCACCCGGCCCCACGGTGGCAGCTACTACAGCGGTCCGATCCTTGCCGGGCAAGGCATCTCGTCATGGCGCTACGGCGACACAGGCGACTACCGGCACTGCTGGCTCACCGACCCCGGCGACATGTACGGCGACATCCCCCTCGGGGTGGTCGGGGACATCATGGACGACTGTTTCGACATGGTGACCGCATTCCAGATCACCGACCCACTCGGGGCCGCTGGCGCCATCCTGCCCAAAATCCCCGAAATCGCCGCCAAGGCCTTGGGTATCGAGCTGCCCGCCATATTCGGCGCGCTCACTGGTGGCCCCAACGGTATCGCCGCGCTCGGCCTACCCATGGTCCTCGGCGGTCTACAGGGACTACTCGGCTGGGGCGATATCAACAAGCTCACCGGGCCCGCGGCCGCGGCGCAGGCCGCCTTGATCGCGCTGCGTTTCGTCACCACCACCCCACCGACCGCCGCACACATTCAATACGAGTACCGCGAAGTATGGCCCGGCCAAACCTATCTCGGGCTCGCCATCCAGCACGTCCGCGACTGGGCCAGCCGCACCCCCGCCGTCGCCGCGTAGATCAGTCCGCCCCCGCGCGAAGAGAGCGCGCAGGGACTCCCACACCGTAGCGCTCCCTATCCATGGCGCCATCGAAAAAACTCCCCTGAACTGCCCAAACGCAGTTATCCACAAACCCACCCGAGAGGACCGTCATGCACATCACCATCCCGCCCTGGCTCAAAGACGCCGCCGTTGACGCTGCCGAGCGTGCCATCAAGACCTTCGCGGGTGGCTTCATCGTCGGCGCCAACCTGGCCGACGCCGCAGTGAACGCAGCCCTGACCGAGATCGACTGGCAGAGCGGCATCAATGTCGGCGCCGGAACGCTGGCAATCTCGGTCCTATTCTCAGCGGCATCGATCAGTCTCGGCCAATCCGGCACCGCGTCGGCAACTAAAGCCGTTGTCCCGTCAAGCATTTTCAAGCTCGTGGCGGGCGGCGGCCGGTGAGCCCCGACCAGATCCAAGCCGTCGGCGGCGCCATCGTCGCCATCCTGGGCGCCTGGCAAGCCCGCACCTCACGCAAGGTCCGCGACCTGGAAGCGCAACTAGCCATCGTCGTGGGCCAACGTGACCAATATCGTGACAAACTCCGCGCAGCTGTCCGACACATCCGCGAATGGATGGGGTGGGCGCGACAACACAGGCCCGAAACGCCCACTCCCGAACTACCAGCAGAGCTGGTCGACGAGGTGTAAACGATCGGAACTCGCCCGGTGTATGGAGGCCAGAGAGGCTTGGAGCATATGGCTATGTAGCAGTTCCGCCACACCAGGTGCGGAGAAACTGAGCCCTCTCAAACGCTGTACTGGTCAAGTTGCCTTGACCGTTCGCGAGCACGCTGCATGCCTCATCAAGGCGTTCGCGTACCACTTCCATTCGGTCATGGGTGGCGGCAACGGGGATGGGGGTTGCGGGAAACTCGGGTGGGTCCGGTCGGCTGATTGATGCCGCGAACGCAGCCGGCGTGTTCGGTACTTGCGGTTCTCCGGTGAAGCGCCCGGCCATGGCCTCGTCCATCGCTACCAGCATGATCGCGCGGCGACGGAGTTCTTCGGTGAACCAACGCATGCATTGGACAGCAGTGTCCAAGCTGTCTGATTCCCCGTCCGGCAGTGTGGCTTTTCCGCGAGATTCCATGAAGCGTTCGTATTCCACGATGCGTTCGATATGTCTTGCGGCACTGTCTAATAGAGCGGCGGTGAAGTTGGCTCTGGCGGCATCCAGCGGCGGATTCATGCTCATCTCTCACCAATCCTCATCGTCTTCTTCCTGTTGTTGCAGAAATTTGCGCCACTCGTACTGAATCTGCCGGTTGCAGTCGGCCTCGATCTGCTCGCGCACCTCAGCGGGAACATTTTGGCCGCGAAAATCAGTCAGAGCGCCGATGTCATAGTCCTCGGCGGCGAGCCACTCTGCGATCTTCTCTTCAACCATCTTGTGATAGCGCTCCCTGAAACGCGCCTCATCGGGGTCCTCGACCGACTCAGCCTCTGCATCAGGCAGCGTCACACCCGGTGGCAGCTTTCCATTGCGCAACACATACACGATGTCATCAGGCAAGCCCGAGAGATCCGCCACCGCACTACTACTTCTTCGCAGCTGGCAGCCGGCAACCAGTGTAGCCGGACACAACCAGGTTACCCGCGTAGCGCACCTTGATGAAAAGCCCGGCCGGTCCATAAAGCCCAACATCGTGCTTACTCGGATTATCCTGGAATACTTGGAGATTCGTTGCTCCGAGCTTGGCGGCGGCTTCCTTGGTTGCCTGCAGAATCGAAGCCCAATTTCCTTCCGAGACAGAGACACCTGACGCGACGGCACTAGGCAAGTACACGGACTGGCCGTCGCTTTGGTCGAAGGGTTTAAGGTTCGAGCATCCTGCCTTTTCCCCTTTGTCGCCGTAATCACTCCATGTGGTTTTGGGGATTAGCGTTTCGATGGAAGCCTTGATTGACTCGATGGTGTTTTGCAGCTGTGTTTTGGTGTCTTCCAGAGAGGGAAGGGCTTTGAGTTCTTCGAGGGCTTTGGCGGATTCGTCGGGCGGGGTGGGTTCGTAGGGGTTACTCACGTGACATCCTGTCATTGTCAGAAAAATGATTGCGGCGATGCATCCGATTGCTTTGCGGTTCAGCATGTTTCGGGTCATAGGGTGACCTACTTCTCCAGGATCGGGGTCTGACCGGACACGACGGCGGCGATGTTGTAGCCGGGGGTGTAGAGCTGTCCGTTGTTGGCGGTACGCGGGTAGTCGCTGTGCCCGGAGGCTGCTTCCAGGCTACGTCCATCGGGGGTGACAACTGATCCGGTTTCCAGGTGGGTGAAGTTGGGGTTGGTCGCCGGATTGGGCCCGAAATCTCCGAGGCCGAATACGTCTCGTGCCCAGAAGTTTACGAACGGGACACCATTGAGGATCGCTGGCCCGTCATAAACCCATTGGATGGGATCGTTGGGGGTTTCCATCGTGAACACATGGCCTGGCTGCACGCCCAGTTCTGCCGGGGTGCTGGCTTCGATGCCCGGGGAGCCGTAGAAGATGGCATTGGTGATGCCGTGATCCCCAGGCTCTTGCAGAGCAAGCCCGGTGGTCAGCGAGCCGTAGGAGTGCCCAATGGCGGTGACCTCAGCGGCTGGGCCCTGGTGGGTGTTGGCCAGCCCGTCGTAGAAACGCGCCAGACTGCGCGCACCGTCGCGGGCTTGATCATCGTGCATAACGTCCCAGACCCCAGCCGCATTTTGGCTGGCCCCCTGGGTGTCATTGATCTGCGGCGGGTCATACCCAATCCACGCAATCGCCGCCACCGACTCACCTGTTCGGCCAGCTCCTTTGAGCTGATCAAGGGTCTCCCGTCGGAGGGCTGTTGCTTCGTCGGTCATGCCGGTGATGCTGGTGGCGGTGGTGTTGATACCGGGGGTGGTGACCGCGATGTGATCGGCGGTATCGGGATCACCAACCGCGACGGCGGCGCGAGCCTGACGCCCAGTTTGGGTATCCATGACCAGCAGCTTGCGATCGGGGTTATCGCGCACCGCCTTATCGATGGCCTGTAGCTCGGGCAGGTACTTGGCGCGTCCGCTGGCGTCCTGGAACTGGCGCTGCCAGGCCTCGTAGTCCATGCGGTCTTTGGTAATACCGCCCACCATGGTGGGCGGAATGTTCTTGCCCTGCGCCCAGTCCGGGTGCGCGGCAGTCAGTGCATCGACCTGTTTACCGGCGGCGCCGGCCCGGCCCAGCTCGTCGGCGAGTTTGACGCGGTTGAAACGGTCGCGGTCGGCGGCAGGCATGTTGTCGTTATTCCCGATGTACTGATCACGGGCGAACACAGCCTGCTTTTGTGCCTCGGTCAGCGAATTCCACCACGCGGTGAACTCTTTCGGGTCCTGCGGCGGCTTCAGGCGCGCCTCCTGCACAGCCGCCGGAGAGGGAACCAGCCCGCCCAGCTCGGCTTTGGCGTCGGTGATGGCTTTGCTCGTGTCCTCATCGGCGGCGCCGAGCTCATCGGCAAGCTTCTGCAAACTCGCCGTGCCTGTGGCAGCCTCATTGGCCCGTTCAGCCTGCAATGAGGCGAGCTTGTCAAGTATGGCCTGATCGCCCCCCGCCAGCGCCTTGGCCAACTCGTACGGGAACTTGTCGGTCACCGTCCAGTCCTCAGATACCGCGAAGGTGTCGGCCTCAAACCCCTGCCCATCGGCTTTGAGTTTGTCGATCATCGGCCCCATCGTGTTCTTGCCATCCTCATAGGCTTGGGCCAGCTTGTTCAAACCATCCTCAACAGCCTTGCGGACCTGGGCGTAATCGCGGTTGCCGCGATCAATGGTCGCGTTCGCGGTCTCACCCTTCCAATCCAGCTCATGGATGACACCGCGCACTTTGTCGGCCTGCTCCAACACCTTTCGGCTCACATCTTCACGAGTCTTGGTGGCCATATCCCCCAACGGGTTCACATCGAGCGCGTACACCACACTCTTCTTCGGACGCCCCACCGGCTCAACCCTTCACCATCATCAGCTTGGCGGTCATCAGTTCTATGACCGATCAGGCCGGGGTGGCCGAGTTCAAATCACCCATCGACGTCAACGATTTGTTCACGACCCCGGACAACACCGCAGCCCGTGTCGGCGGATCCAACGTCGCCGACACGAACACGAACGCGGTCACCGCCCCCCGGATCAACTCGGCCATCTTCTCGTAACGGCCACCGATCACATGCAGCGAATCCGCGACCGCCTGCTGCACACCCGCCAGCGCCGTAGCCGTCGCCAACCCCGACAACCCGGCCGTAGCCGCCGACGCATCCGGAGCCGAAATTCCCGCCACTACTGTCTTGGCGTCTGCGATCTTGTTCGCGCCCGCACGCACATTCTCGGGCGACACCGCCAACACCGGAGCCACAGCCCACCCCTTTCCCAGCCCCCCTGCTGGGGCACAAGCCACTTCAAGTGAGTTAGCTCACGTAATTGATGGCTACAACCGTAGTAGGAAAAACGGGGCAGTGTCCAGGAAGACGGTGTTATGCCGCTAAGTTGACAGACTCTCCGACCAGCCAGGCTCTAGGCTGGGCAACACAGCTATGAACACCACCGAGAAGCCCATAGCAACCAGCCGTCCGCGCCACAGGGCGCCGTCGATGGGAGTGCGCCGACCGCAAGTGCTCGACACGGCGGTGCGCACGCTGGCGCGGGGCGGGGATCGGGCTCTGACCTATCGCACCGTCGACGCCGCGGCCGGCGTTCCGCCGGGTACGACCAGTAACTACTTCCGCACGCGTGCGGCCCTGCTGCTGGCCGCGGCGACTCACACCGAACGCCAACGCCGCCGCGCCTTCGATGAACTGCTCGAACAACACGCACCCACCAGCACCGGCCAACTGACCCGGATGCTCAAGGCCTACCTCACCGAAGCGGCCAGCGACACCAGCACCGGCGGGATACTGGCCCGCGCACACACCGCGCTGCTGCCCCTGGCCCTGGACAACCCCGAGCTGGCCGAACTGCTGGCCACCAGCCACCAACTCCACACCACTGCCCTGCAGCGCTACCTCGCCGCGATCAACCCCGCCGCCTCTTTGCGGCTGGCCACGCTGATCACCGACTACATCACGGGCACCCTGGTCAACCTCCACGCCACCGGCACCACAGACACCACCGGCCTGGCCGCACTCATTGAACTGCTCAACCACAGCGCGCTAGTCCACCACCCACGGTGATAGCTCTCGACCGCATCTCCTTGGATGAATCCCTGCAGCCCTCAGGGTAGGGAACTGCGGCGTTATCACAGCTTCGGCAGTTTCGGGAAGCAGCGGTCGGGATCAGGAACCGCATGCAGGCCATTACGGGTTTGCGCTTTGCGGAACGCCGCAGCCGTTTTGTCGGCCATTTCTTCCACCAGTTCCTTGGTGACGTAATACTTAGCAGCCTGCCGACCGATCCGCATACGTTCGGCAGTGAAATCCACCTGCCCAGATATGCGCTCGCGCGCCCGATCCTCGGGAATGTCCAGGCCATGAGCGGCCAGCCGAGCCATGAATTGAGTGGTGCGTTCGTTCATCCAGGGGGACCGGCGAGCGGGCATTCCGAGACCATATGGGCATCCCCTCGTGTCCGCTGGCCGACCTCCTAGATGTGACACCTACTTGTGACTGCGCTGTTCCATTCTTGATGCCGACGACCGCGAGGGGCACAGGTGCGACGCGAGCGAGTCGACGTACGCCGCTCCACGTCGGGTTGAGTAGGCGAGATACCGCATGGTGGTGGCCAGGCTCTCGTGCCCCATCAATTCCTGGATATCGCGAAGGTCCGCGCCTTCGTCGGCGAGCACGGTCGCGAACCTGTGTCGCAGGGTGTGCAGCGTGTACGGGAGCCCGAGATTGGTTAGGAATTCCGCACCCACGACTGAGACGTAGTTGGGTGTGACTGGCCCGCCGCGGGGACGGCAGAACATGGTGCCGGGTCGGCTTAGCTGGATTGCCAGACGTTGCATGACCTCGGGGGCAACGCGGACGATGCGTTGCTTACCGCCCTTGCCGTGCACGGTCAGGAAGGCGCCGCCGCCTTCGTCGGGGCGAAAGTCGTTGCGTGACATCTGCGCGATCTCCCCAGCGCGCAGACCGCAGTATCCGGCCAATAGCAGCCATGCATGGATGTCAGTCCCGACAGGCGCGCCGGTCAGCGCGATCCGCAAGTGGTCCTCGGGGATGGGCCGGGCCATGCGGCGCTGAATCTTCGGTTGCACCAAGTCTTTTGCGACGTATTCGCTCGTGCGCTCACATCGGTAGGCCCACTGATAGAAGGTGCAAACATGCGACGTGTAGGTCTGGATGCTAGACGGGCACACCCGCAACGAACCCTGCCAGGCCTCAAGCTGCTCCGGGGTGGCCTCCAGCAAAGATGTTTCCCCAAGCCATCTAGCTAATCTAGCAATCTGCCCCAAGCGGTGCTCGATCGTTTTAGCTGTGAAGTTCTTCAGCTTCAGATAACGAGCAAACTCTGAGACGACAGTGTCATTATTCACAGGTGACAT